AGTCATGACACAAGAAAAGCTCCCTCACAGGAAGGAGCTTTGTCTACAGTCTGAGACCCCTGTTATGGGGTCTCTTCTTTTGTGCAGTCCTCTAAGTCTTTCTGAAGAATTTTAGATGCAAGGTCTGAAAGCTGTGGGAAGTAGGTGATTACTTCGGAATTTCTACATTTCCAGTTTCCAGTCGTTGCGCTGTAAATTCTCTTTGCTTCATCAAAATTATACGTTCTTCCCAAGACTTCAAGTAAGTGGTGCATATATTCCTTTGATGTAATTTCGTAACAACGGCAGATGTAATTTATTTTGCCACGGTTGATACAGAACCAGTCTGTTTCAAGCTCTAATGTCGGCTTTTCCTCGATTGATGTGGTCGGTTGCTGATTCTTTACCACAAAGTAAGCATCCACAAGAGCATCTTGCACTTTCCATGACAAATCATCATTAAACGGCTTCACTACTTTAAGATATCCACGCTCTGTAAGAACAGTAAGACCACTAGGAGCAATTATTCCGAACAATGATTTTGCTTCGTATGTTTGGCATACGAAGTAGTCTACACCTTTTGAAAAATGTTTTTTGTTTCTGTTGAATGTTGTTCTTGCAGTTCCGCTAGGTCTGCGGTGCACTTCATCAATATCCCTAAATGTAACAACCCTCTGACCATTGTATTCTCTAATACTTAACTCTGTTCCCTCAACGTTTACCAGTTCCGTCATATGCTACCTCCTAAATCTGTGGAACGTAAGAACCATTCATAATACCTATTGCCAGCTTCATTCCCTCTACGGCATAGTAGTTAATAGTATTCACTTCACATTCTGAAAAAGAATCCATGAGTTCTTCAAAGACCTTTTCACTCACGATTTCCTGCAGCTTATCAAAGAACGGCTTAAAATATTCTGATGCTTTATCTCCTTTTTCCGCAGTGTTTATAATCTGACTTTCGAATACGATTTCTAAAAATTTGTCCATGATTTTCTTCTCCTTTTGATTGATTTTCCCAAAAGAAGATGTTAAAATAAGTTATCACTTCTTTGGGAGTGGGAGAGTAACCAGTTACCGGGAAAGTAATGAGTGGTTACTCTTTTTCTTTGTCGTACTGCATTTCTATCCCTTTTCTTACAACCTCCGATTTTGTAATTCCTTTCTTTTCAGCAAGATATTCCAGTTTTTCAGAAGTTTCATCATCACACCGGAATTTAAGAATGTGATTTTTAGGATTGTCAGTCAACTTTGTTCCTTTATGAATACCCATATGTTTTCACTTCCTTTCTTTGTGGGTACAAGTAAAGTATAATGTGGACACAAAGAAAAGTCAAGTACTTTTTCAAAAAAATAAAAATGCCCTAGATTGAATCTAGGGCGTCTATCATCCGACCAGTTTATTCACCGACTTATTTTCCAAAAATTCCTTAATTTCTCCGTATCCCCAACCGTATCCAACCAGTGAACTTACAAGCATTTCTGCATTCTGAACTAACAGTAGTTCTTCCTCAGTCAGATAATCCCGGATGTTTTCTTTGTTGCCAATATTAAGGTCAATCCGTAATTGCTTTGCGGTTTTTCCGAATACTGATTTATAAATCAAATCGGTGTAGGTAGAGTATGCATGACCGTGCATCCGTTCATTTTCGGAAGTCCTCTGCAAACTATCCGTAAGTACCCTGCGGACACCAATTCCTTTTTCACGTTCCCGTATTTTGCCAATAAGAGCTTTTTCCATTGCGTTGAATTGCTTAATATAGGCTTCCTTGAACTGCATTGCTTTTTCACCAGTGTATCCCATAGCAAGAAGAGTAAAGCCGTCTCTTGTCATAACAAACATAGGTTTTTTCCTGTTAATACTATCTGTATAAGAGATAGGCACGAAATTGTGCTCTCTAAATTCTTCACTACAATCAAGTTCTCTTATGTCCTGCATGACACGTTTATGCTCTTTTCCAAACGTTTCCGCAACATCAAGGCTTGTTACAACGGTTACTTCTTCTTTGTTTACTGTTTTGATTTCAACTAACATTTTCTACCTCCAACAAATACATTGTCATGGGGCAGAAGAGCATAAAAATAAGCCCACTACCCCTGTTACTGTTGGAGTAGCGAACTTCCAATCTTTTTTTGGTCTGTCTTTATTCCGGGTCTTGGTTACAATCTAGGCTGTCTAATCAGCTTTCACTCTCCGGACGTGGTGCAAGACTTCCTAACTGACACATATTATATCATGACGAAAGTAGGTTCGCAACATAAAAAAATAAGAGCACCCTTGCGGATGCCCTTAAAATCAATTATCTTGATGCTCGGATAAGTCGTAAATAACTTCGTCTGTGTCTTGGTCTACAATCAGAACATTAAAGTCCCTGTCTTCAGGTGGAACTAAATTGTATGCTTGAATTGAATCACTTAGTACTCCACATATAATTGCTACACCAAAAGGAATAAAAGGATTGCCAGCTTCGTATTCTTCCTTATTTGCGTAAAAAGTAAACTCTGAAAAATCATCGTTGTAGTCTACTGATTTTAGAGAAGCATATTGCTCATCAGAAAAAATTTGTTGAAACGTAGAGTTAAGATTATTTTTACTCAATATCTCATCTAGTGTAGCTTGTCTCTTTGATTCCTTAATTGTCAATTTGTAGTGGTCATCGTCATATACCTCTACCACAGCATCAGGATTATCTTTTTTATAATCTTCCACATATTGTTCGATTCCTACGTTGTTGAAATCGTAAGCAGACAAGATAATATCAACATCCTTGTCAAAAAGCTGTGGTGTTTCTGATTCCTCTACTTGTGATACATTCGGTGTTTCTTGTGGCTTCTGCGTAAGGTCTACGGTGTTTGTCTGTGATCCACAACCGCAGACAAGAAGTGATAAAGACAGTAGTACTGGAATAATTCGTTTCATAAACATTTCCCCCTATAGGTTTTATTAAAAATCTCATTATTTGAGACTTTTTTCGTAAAAAATTTTAATGTGTTTCTTTTGATACCCCCGTAGGTCTGTATTTTCAAACGAAAATCTCGTTTTCAGAGGTTTTTGAAAGAAAAATTTTCGACAAAATTATAATGCCTTTTTCAAAATACCCCCCGGGGTAGCACTATTCAAGCCGAAAAATCCGTTTTCAGAGCTTTTTCGCAGATTTTTTCAGACCGATTCAAGGCATGGAAAACCTGTTCACTTCTGCAGTTAGAATTTTGTACCTGTCACCGTGTCGCAGCTTTCCCAAGGTCTCCGACTGCTGACATCATAGCATCATAGGCAGACCGCAACAGCTCCGCAGATTCAGGAGACAGACCACCGGCGGCTGTCTCCACCCTTATAACTGTTTCCAGCCGTTCCCCGGCATCCGCTACGCTTTCCATAATGTCATATACATGACCGATTCCCAATTTTCGCATTTTGTATAATCCCCTTGTAATATTTGATTGTACACCAAGACAGCGCAAGCCGTCAATATATCTGGGCGCAGGATCTGACCGGATCCGGTGGAAGAGTAACACAAATAGACCGCCAGACGGCAGCAGATCCAACGGAACACGACAAAAAGACGGTTGCAAGCCGTCTTTTATCTGTTTTCCAGTTCAAAAATTGCCCATCGCAAAACTGCGGCTGTCTCCGTGTCTTTCTCTCGCTCCGCACACTCTAACAGCTTGTATAGTCTTTCAATGTTCTTTTCTTCCATCCTATGGTAACCTCCTTTTTTTTATTTTTGGGTAAATTTCACCCATAAAACCGCCGCCGGTAGTGATCCGGCGAGCATTCTCTGCGGCGGCTATTTCAAACAGTTTTCAATATCTTTTGCAAGGTGTGGAAATGCTTTTTCTATGTCTTGCACGCTGTCGGCGTAATAATCACCAACAATTTTCCCAAAAATGCGAAGATTGCCGGAATAAAATCCGCCTAAATCATTAAAATATATGTCTAATCCTGTCACCTGTTCCGGCTTGTCTCCGTACCACATATCAATATTTATTTTTCCCATTTTCATTTCCTCCATATTTTCAATTTTTCCCGTTTCCGGGTAAGAGCAAGCCGTGGACACGATCCCCGGTGTAAGCCTGTCTTACTTGCTCAACTCTTTATAATACCGGAGCACATACCCGGCGAGCATTGCAAAAATTAGTAATATAAAATTCTCCATGCTCTTATTCTTCCCCCATATCGTCCAAAACTTCGGCGATTGCCTGCCCTAACAGATAACATCTAATTGTTACGTCCATTTTTTCCCAGCCCTCAGATAAAAACCATTCTCCAACCGTTGCGGCATCTGTTCCGAACTCTTCGCAAGCATCTTTTAAAAGATCAATGTTATCTTTAACATATTCCTGCGCCTGTGCTCTGCTAAAAGTGTAAGAGCCGCTTGCGTTTCCGGTTACGCTGTCTTCTGTAAAAAGCTCATCATTTAAGTAGCTTTCCAGCTCGTCACGGTCTGCATAATCTGCTAAATTGATGTTGTCGTTGATGTACTCTGTAATGTCGTTTTTCATAGCTTCTAAATAGTTATACATATTGCTTTACCTTTTCACCCGTGTTATAATATGGGTGCCTTTCTTTTTGGGTGCCGGTGTTCGCTTGGTAGGTGGTCACCGGCTTTATTTATTTGTTGAGATAACTATAACAGATATAAGGCACAAAAACAAGACGCAATAATATACAAATATAAGGCACAAAATAAGCACTTTTGTTGTACATAATGTATAAGACACAAAAAGAAACATGATTATATTATAGTAGATAAAAAATAATATTGACATATAAGGCACAAACAAATATAATAAAGATACATTTATATAAGGAGGTGCAAACAATGGAGCGAAAAACAACAGACGCAACAAGAAAAGCAATTTACAAATACGACAACAAATTTGAACGGGTGAATTGCCGTTTTGCAACTGGCACAAAAGACCGTATTAATAAATTAGGTTATAAGAGTGTAAATGATTTTATAAAATTAGCTGTTGCGGAAAAACTGGAGCATGACGAAAAAATATTAAAATAAGGCACAAAAACATATTGACACATAAGGCACAAAATGTTATAGTGATATCATGATATCACAACAATGATATCACACAAATGATATCATAAAAAACTAATGATATCACATTAATGATATCACAAGAAAAGGAGGTGCTAAAATGTCGGAAACATTTAACCAAATGATTAGATTCCCGAAAGACCTAGAACCGCAAATCAAAGCGCAAGCAGAAAAGAACTGTGTAAGTGTCAACCAGTTTGTTATAGGTGCCGTGATCGTAGCATTGCAACCAGTACAACCGCAGACAGTGACAGAGCAACCGAAAGAAATGCCCGTGACAGGCTCTAGAAGCCCCATAGACGAGAAAATCGCACTCATGCAGGCAAAATGAACGGCTACACGCTTTACAAGCCAAAACAGCGGCAGAAAGAGCCGCTAGAGAGCACGGAGAAGTTAAACCAGTTATAAAACATCCTCCGAAATGGGCAGGCTTACCAGAACAGCGGCCGGATGAAAGTAACGTTGAATGGGTGGAGCGCAAGACAGCAGAAGCAAACGAAATTTATAAATCAGCAATGGAACGTCTGAAAGCTGAAAAGGAGAGTGAAACCAAATGACAGGCACACCGGAACAAATCGTAGAAAAGAAAGCCGCCCGGATCCGCTCAAACGTCCGGCAGTTCTTCCGGTACTACCGGGAGCAACTGGAAACAACGGAATCGGAACGGCTAAAAGAATTTAACCGGGCAGAACTCCAAGCACTGGAAGCAGTGCAAGCGGAAACGCTCCAAGCACTGGAGAGCATGACAGATTCGGAGTTATTGGCCAGCAAAACCGCATACGGTGACAGGGCACTAATTGACCGGACCACGGTAAAAGCGGCAATGATCCGCAAGACATCAAGAGATTTTGAGGACTACCGCAAAAAAGCATATAATTATAATTGGCAGCCAAAAAAGTCATATGCAAATTAAGCAGGTGTAACAGCCTGCTTTTCTTGATCTATTTTCACTGCGACATTTTAACGTGCTAAATTTTGTAGACAAAATGTCTACATTTTGTAGACGCAGATTAAATAAAAGGAGATTAGATAAAATAAAGGTTAGATAAAATAAAAATAAATAAGAGCAGAAAGACATTGATATACCAAGTATATATAAATACTAGAGCCGACCAGCTGCCACCATGTACCCATCTGCAAAAATTACCTGTCTGTCTGTCAAAAAATCCCATTTGTCAAATTTACACGGATGATATTTTTTAATCGCATGATTTTTATTTGCTCAGGATCACCGGCAGACATACCACAATAACAAATCGTCAAATGCGTAAAAGGTTGTTGTAGATTTATAAATAGCACTTATGGTATGATAAAAGCAGTTAGGGAGCCGACGTTAACACGGTGCGAGTGACAGCGGAGCAAATCCAACCCCCTCTGGATACGCAGCCGCCCAGATTGTAACCAAGACCACCGGAGCCGGCAGACCGGAAACGACAAGAAGTCACTAGCTTGTCACTTTTTTAGATTTATGTTTTTACCTGATCTGTGGAGGAGATCAAAAGACATAGGTTTATTGAGTGATGCTTGTGATTTTTTTATTGCAGATTTCAGGAGGTGTAGAGCGGTGCAGGACGTCAGAGAGATTCCAAACATTGACGAGATTAAAAAAAATATCCGGAAATACTTTGACGATTATTGTGCAGCTTATGGCATCGATGACATGAGATCACAACGGCAACCAGTTTTTAATGGTGCTATGCAATATATATATAATAATTATATAAGACCTAGCAATGTATTAAAAGATATACCCCAAAACGTAGTGGATAATAGTATTAACCAAATGCTAACTAACTACAATGCGTACAATATAGATCTGTTGTATGAGATTTATTTATATCTTAGGGAGTTAGCCAACGCTTATGATATGACTGCTACAGCTGATACATTTAAGATATTAACAGGGATATCTAAACAGGCTTTGAGTGCATGGAGGACTAAATCAAGTACATCGAGCATGGACGAGGTCAGAAAAGCTTTTGTAAATTGGTTAGATGATGCAGATTGTGATCAACTTGTTGCTTTTAATCTGCGGAATGCGCTGGGAGCAACGGAACGATTAAACAACGACCACGGGCGGAAACAAACCACACAGCAAGAGATTGTGCACAAGATAGCCAGGACAGCCGACCAGCTCCCACGATTAGACACAGATTTTGGACAAAATACATCAATGTTGACCGATTCCGGAGCGTATGACGATAATACATCAGATGCAAACGAGTAGCAACAAGTGCTGAAACGTGCGTAAATATGGGATAGTTAAAGACGTGTCAATAAAGACTGCGCGAAGCGCGAATTTTGCGCATAGTTGAAATATGTTGGTGATGATGGGGAGGGGGTCTGACAGGACCAGCGAACAGCCCCTACTTAGTCCCTCAAATTTCCTCAAAAATAAAAAGACCTTTATCCAGAAAGGAGACCTAGATGCCAGATAATGTAAATCACCCCAGTCATTATGAGACAGGAAAATATGAGTGCATAGATGTAATGATTGAGACGCATGGGATTGAAGCTGTGAAGAACTTCTGCATCTGCAATGCTTTTAAATATCTTTACCGGCATGAGAATAAAAACGGTGTAGAGGATGTGAGGAAAGCTAAGTGGTACCTGGACAAGTATTTGGAACTGGTTGAATCAGACAAAGAAAAGCTAAAGAAATCTTTTGAAAACTTAGAAAGAAGCATTGAGAATATTCAAAAAAATTGGAAAATACCGCCAAATATTGAAATTGCTATACCGCTTTGCAAACATGAATCTGAAACATACAATGATGAAAAAGTTTCTGCGGAAGAGGATTTAAGTAAAGTTGCAACAATTCCTACGTTAGATGCAGGATCAAGGGCGCATAATCCACAAACTGCTAAGAATTTTGCAACTTCTGTATGAATTTACAATGATCGAGGTCACTTATGCAGATCTACGGAAAAGAGATTAAAGATGAATGTTCAAAATGTGGTAAAGTGCTGCAATGCGAATTGTTTCTGCAAGGTCACGGAATTAAGAGAGACCGTGAGAATGTTACGGAAATGGTTAGCTGTCAGATGGAGCACCAAAAGAGCAGGCTTGATAAAGAGCCTAAAGAAGATTTGCCAGTTAAGGAGAAATGTGAATTGCCACCGGAGATTAAAGAGATATACACAGAGGTTTGGAAAATTCATAAAGAGTGCGCTAATCCGAAAACGGATGATGACTGGTCGTATCTTATCCGGCAGGGCAATTTGCTGATTAAAATACATAACAATAGCCAGTTTGCTAAAGCACTGGTAATGGCAATGATCGATGAAATTGAAGGAAGGACGAAGAAAAAATGCTTGGATTCATGATTTTAAAAATAATGACAACGTTGGTATTGACAGTTTTAGCAATATCTGCTTTATGGTATGCTCCAAAACAGAAAACAGCATCAGACGGAGTTATTTTATTCGGATTTGCAATGTTCCTTGCATTTGGAATAACTTTCATGTGGATGTAGCTTATGTGGTTACCGGAGATTATGCGAATTATCCCATATCACATCGTTGAATGGGTTAAATTCATAAAGCCATTGTTATTGCAGAATATCCAGTGTTGTGTTGGCATTGGATATGTGGCAGAGAAATCAAGGCATCAAGAGTGTATGCAGCCTGTGTATGGGAAACGAAAAATGGAATAATGCGTTCGACAACACCAAGTTTTTCAAAGTACCGTGCACAGGCGTGAAAATTTTTTAGATAAAGATAGGGTGTTTCACGAAAATAATCCGGGAGCAGATGGTCTCTCTCCCGGAGTTTAGGACTATCGCCAAGCGGTAAGGCACAGCACTTTGACTGCTGCATCCCAGGTCCGAATCCTGGTAGTCCTGTTTCGCAGATGTTTTCTTCTTTCGGTCTTTGTCATCTGCGAATATTCCATCTACATGGAATGCTCCTTTCACCTCATAGCGGAATGCTGTTAAGAGCCGTCACAAGGCTCGTGAGGGTTTTCCACGTAACCGCTTGAAGCATTGCAACCATATAGCGGTGATAAGACGATACCGTGATTGCAATAGTCGGTAGGTAGCAGATAGATATGCCAGAAGTTCATCTGTGGTTATACGGCACAGGTTTTGGGGAAATATGCATAGTGGCGATTGCAGCGGTCTGTAAAACCGTGACATTAGAAACACCGAAGGTTCGACTCCTTCTTTCCCCACGATGTCGGATCGCAACCGGCTAGCAGGTAACTGGCGGATGCCCTGCGAAAATAAAAATAGCCATAAGTGTTGCGCTGTGTCAGCGCCTTAAATGTAGGCATACAGCTTATGGAAACGCACATGATCGGTTAGTCAAGTGGTAAGACACCGCCCTTTCACGGTGGTAACGCGAGTTCGAATCTCGTACCGATCATTGGGATGTAGCGCAAATGGAAAGAGCAGTGTCCTTCTACGGCATAGGCTGTGGGTTCAAGTCCCATCATCCCAACTTTTTCATTCAATCCTAAAAGACGCTATTGGGCAGGTGCGTGGTTGATAGTCGTAACGGATGGATTGTTTCAAGAAATCGCACCATCAAGATGCAGTGTTCCCATAATGGTATTGGAACGGCTTGCTAAGCCGCCGGGCGTTTATTCGCCTTGTAGGTTCGAATCCTACACACTGCGTTTATACGAGTGGGAACGCATATCATTGTTCGCAGGGGGATATGCATAATTGTGAGTTGAGATACCTGTTCTAGCAATTAACCATGCTATATTTGCCGTATGTCCGGGTGGTGAGGGAGCGGTCTTGAAAACCGTTGGCTGTAAAAGGCTTGCAAGTTCGAATCTTGTGTACGGCGTTTATCTTTATCTCCACTTAGCCGGGTACTACTGCAATAGTTCCGGTCGATGGGAGATGTATGGATAGTAGTTGCTCATTATCGGTCAACGAAAAACACTTCTGCGAGTAGAATTTGCAGATTCAAAAGTAGTCGTACCTTGTTTGGGTCGGGTGGGTTCAACTCCCACGGCAACTATTCCCTAGCTAAAACGTAAGCCACATATGTTTAGCGAAAACCAAGCCTATGAAGTAGAGAACAGACAAGACTGTGAGATTGTGGATAGTCAGTGACAAGTAGGCGATGCATCTTTGGTTATGGCAAGCGCAAGCCATAAAAGGTTTTACGGTGCGATTCCCATGTATAGTTTCAGTGGTAGAACAGCATCCGCATAGGATGTGTGTCGGCGGTTCGATTCCGTCTGCATGGGTTACGGAGGAATTTTGCATGAATGGATTTCACCTTATTCTTCAAGATTGTTGTCAGTATTGTAAAGATTTTGAACCGAAGCTGATACAAATGAATATAACAACAGTATCTGACAAAAACGAAAAATACTTAAACAACATTACTTGCGAAAATCTTGATAAATGTGAACGGTTAATGGAGAGGTTGAAAAATAAGCATGTGTAAATTTTGTGAAAACTGGCATGACGAAAATACAATCTGCGGAGCAGACATAAAAATTAATAAATGTGCGAATGAAACAAATTTGACATGTGCACAGATTATGAAGAATACTGGCGATAAAGCGCCAGGTATCGTGATTTATAAAGGATGTAAGGCAGCAGGCTACTTTGATATTGTATTTTGTCCGATATGCGGCAGAAAGTTGGTGGAAGAATGAAGCCATTAGAACAAATATTTTTTAGAGCTTGTGTGAATGAACAGAAAAGAAAACTGCATTTAAGTGATAGAGAACTAAGCATAAGAACTATTGGAAATATTTTTGAAAGATTAGGATTCTCGTACAAGCAGTTAATGTATTATGTCAGCAAGTGGTCTGACAAGGGATTTTATAATTATGGAGTGACACTTGACTTAGGCTGGTTTGAATTTGATAAGCTGACCGGAGAATATAAGCAGATTTATGATTCTATGACAAGTACGGACGGATGGAAAGATGGAGAACTTGCAAGTTATATTGTCAGTAATTCGTTTAATCGGGAACGAATAACAAATTTTGCATTGAAAAAGCATCTTGAAATTGGAAAAGATGAGGACTTCTTCAATCCATACAAAGAGGTGTAACTGTATGCACAACAGATGAAAATGGAACACAGGTTCAAATGACAAGGCGTACAGATGAATTAACATAAACAAAATCACCGGCTAACAAATAGAGTTGGTCGCTAACCTAGAACAATTATAGGCAGAGGTCTATAAGCATCTCTGCGACAGCGTGGAGGTGCTTTTTCTTTTGGCAAGTCAGAGCCTTATATCGGCAGTAAACAGCTATGACAATTACATACAGCGCAAGGGAATTGATGAACAGGTCATTGATGCGTACATAGAAGCCTGCAGAGTGGCTATAAACGGTGAAAAGGATATAACTTATGGCTTACAGATAACAAACCGTTCTAAAGGCATTGTAGAGCGTTTCTGCATGGAAAGAACCGGAGGAACCATATGGGATTTAGAAAAGTATTCCTTCGCAAACAAGACACATTATTCTCTGACAGATAAATTGTACGATGTTCTTCTACTGGAAGCACAAAATAAGGTTGTGGACAGTGCCTACAGATACTTGGAAAAGAAAAGAGAACCTAGAGAGCGGTTCTATATGCCACGTAGAAAGCAATTTCTTAAAATCGGTCTCATGGATGCAATACAAGGAATGATTGATGATATATACGACATCCTCTGCGTGTCTCTTATCCCTGGTGCTGGAAAAACCACGGTCGAGAAAATGCTGAATGCGTTGGTAGCAGGATGGTTTCCGAGAGATTTCAACCTTTTTTACTCCCACAGTGGAGACATTACACGTATGTACTATGACGGTGTGTACGATATTTGTACAAATTCTGACGAGTACACTTGGAATGAAATCTTCCCAAATCTTTCCGTTACCAGTACTAACGCAAAAATGGAACAGTTTAACATCGGCAAATATAAACCATTTCCATCCGTTCAGTGCACATCCGTAGGAAGTAAAAATGCTGGTAAAGTACGTGCATCAAAGTTTTTGTTCGTAGATGACATGATCGGTGGCATTGAAGAAGCTATGAATCCTATAATTTTGGATAAATTGTGGGACAAGTATGCGGTAGATGCAAGACAAAGAAAGACACAAGATACTGACGGAAAGAATTGCAAAGAGATCCATATTGCTACCAGGTGGAGCGTAAATGATGTAATCGGTCGGATCCAAAATATGTATGAAGGGAATCCAAGGGTAAAAGTAATTGCTGTTCCGGATATTGACCCAAAAACCGGATTAAGCAATTTTGACTACGAATTTTCCGGATTCACGGTTGCTTTTTTTGAAGATCAACAATTACTCATGGATGAAATCTCTTATAGATGTCTTTACAAGCAAGAGCCTATTGAACGTGAGGGATTGTTATTCCCGGAAGAAAAAATCAGACGTTATCTTAATCTTCCACATGGAGAACCGGAAATTATTACCGGGCAATGCGATACCAAGGGAAAAGGAACCGATTTTTTTGTTCTTCCGGTATTGCAAAAGTACGGAGAAGATTATTACTGCGTGGATGCTGTTTGTGACAATACTGCAGATTATGAGATGCAGTATGAAAATGCGGCAAATGTACTTGTTAATAATAAAGTGCAAGAGTGCGAATTTGAGCGTAATGCCGGCGGTGACCGTGTGGCAATGGAAGTAAATAAGCGTGTAGAGAGTAAAGGATGGATATGCAACATCACAGACACACCGACTGAAACAAACAAAGAAGCAAGAATTTTTCAGTGCTCTAACTGGATTTTACAACACGTAATATTCAAAGATTCATCATTGTATAAGCCTAACGAACCATACGGTGTAATGATGTCGTTACTGAAAAGGTATTCTGTTTCAGGGAAAAAACAGTTAGATGATGTACCGGATGTATTTTCAAACTTTGCATTGCGAATTACAAACGGAAACAGGGTAGCAAAAGTAGAAGCAATTCAAAACCCATTCTCTTTCGGACGGAGGTATTGATATGACAACCAAAGAATATTTAGGGCAGATAAGCCGCCTTAATCGGATGATAAATAATAAACTCACGGAAATCGCACAGCTCAAAGATATGGCAGCAAGTATATCTGCTCCGCAAAGCGGTGAAAGGGTACAGACTACACCGAATTTTGACAAAATAGGAACAAAATATGCCAAAATTGATGAAATGGAACGGAAAATAGATGGCATGGTGGACGAACTTGTCGATAAAAAAGAGAAAATCATACAGCAGATAGACAGCATGGAAGATGAAAACACATACAATATTCTGTTCGCAAGGTACATCGAAAAGAAAACTTTTGAAGTGATCGCAACAGAAATGAAATATTCATGGAGACAGGTTGTCAGACTTCACGGAACTGCATTGAAACAGTTTGAAAAGAAATACGGAGAAGGGTATTTGAATGAACAATGTCATTGAATGTCATATATAAAAAATGGTAATGTTAAACTGAAGAAAATACTTAAGATGCTTTCTAATCCTCCTAAAAGGCAAACAGCCGGGAATACCGTCTACGTTATGTGGGCGGTATTTTTGTGCGCAGAAAAGAGGTATTTATGATTTTTAACCAAAAAATTAGAGTGTACTGCCCTGGATGCGGACGGTTGGTCAGTGAATGCAGTTCAAAATCACACATCGACAAGACATATAAGTGCCGGAATTGCGATAAGATGGTTGTTTACCATACGGAGACCGGAGAACGTGAGATCAAGAAACTTCCAAAAAGAGACCAGAGCAGCGGAATGACATTTATATAGGTGAAAATATGAACACTATGAAATTTCAAGACCTTGTAAAGGGTTGTCACGGTAGAAAAATTGCATATACGGATGTGGAGCAGATAACCGAAGACAATATTGTAAAGGTTATTGGTGATTGCATCGGTGTTTTTTATTACAACAAGCCAGTTATCAAGTATTTGTGGGAGTACTACAAAGGAGATCAACCGGTACTATACAGAACAAAGCTGTCAAATGAGGATATAACAAACAAAATCGTTGAGAATCATGCTTATGAGTGGGTACAGTTCAAGGTCGGTCAGACTTACGGAGAGCCTATTCAGTTTGTCAGCAGAAAAGATGATGAAGCTGTAAATAAGGCAGTAGACGAACTGAATGATTACTTAGCAGATGCAAATAAGCATGAGAAAGACATAAAAGCTGGTGAGTGGCAGTCGGCAACCGGAACATCATTCAAAGCTATTCAAATTGTGAATGGAGATGTGCCTATACGTGTGGTTGCACCTAATCCTCTGAACACGTTTGTCATTTACAACCGCAGTTCCGAAGAACCGATTTTGGCGGTACAGGAATTAAAAGATGAAAATGGCGAGTGGTACAAACTCTGCTACACGGAATCTTATGAATGTAAGATAAAAAACAGTGCGCTTGTTCCTGATACATGGAAACTTCACGGATTTGGTGGTATTCCGATTGTAGAATTTCCGAACAACCATGAGCGGTTGTCTGATATTGAACTTGTTATAGATCTGTTGGATGCAATCAATAATACGCAGTCAAACAGAATGGACGGAATAGAGCAGTTTATCCAGGCATGGTACAAATTTGTAAACTGTGAAGTTGATGAAGAACAGTTCAAGAAAATGAAAATGAACCATGCATTGGTTGTAAAGTCCATCAATAAAGACAATAAGTCTGATGTGGATGTCATGTCACAGGAACTGGACCAAACGCAGACACAGGTTTCCAAAGACGATTTAACAGACAGCGCACTTTCAATTTTGGGAATACCGAACAAGCAAGGGAACACTGGCGGTGATACGCAGGGTGCGGTTGAGCTGAGAAACGGATGGGATTTTTCAAAATCAAGAGCAAGACTTAAGGATCCGGTTGTTAAGACAGCAGAGAAGAGACTGGCCAAGGTTGCGCTTAATGTTATCCGCATTAAGAAAGAGGATCTGAAAATCACTCTTAGAGATTTTGATGTGCAGATCAACCACAGTCCACAAGATAATATGTATACCAAGTCGCAGACATTACTGCAACTTCTGCAGTGTGGTATTCATCCTCTTATTGCAATTAAAACGGTTGGGCTTTGGGGAGATTGCGAAAAGACTTTCAACCTTTCTAAACCTTACCTTGATGCTCTGTGGAAAACTGCTGATATTATCAACATGGAAGAGCAGATGGCAAAAGCACAGGAAATTGTAAAACAAATGCAAAATAAGACAGTTGCCTAGAAATAGGTGGCTGTTTTTATTTTATAAAAATTCGCAATGCCGTGAGCGTATAAACCGGCAATGTCAACCGGTGTCGTTGCACCGTATAAAAATTCGTAGGACATAACGGAGGTAATTTATGAAGAGAGAAGAACTGACAGCTATGGGTTTGACTGATGAACAGATTGAAAAAATCATTGCTGAGAATAGCAAGGATGTTCAGGCAGCAAACGCAAAAGCAAACAAAAACAGTGAAGAGTTGACAAGACTGCGTGAGTTGGAAAAGGAATACACAGCCATGAAAGATAAGGGTTTATCCGATTCGGAAAGACTGCAAAAAGACCTTGATTCTGCAAATGCAAAAATCGCAGAACTTGAAAAGACACAGGCTATTGCGGATCAGAGAAGCAATGCAGCATCCAAGTTTAACATTTCTGCTGAACAAGCATCACAGGTTATCAAGGATGACGGCAGTTTTGACTACGAAGTACTCGGAAAAATTATCTCTGATAAAGAGACTGCTGCGGCACAGGCTAAAGAGCAGGAAATCGCAAACGGAACCACAAATCCGGGAGGTGGTAGTGCTGGCGGTGGCAAAGATGAAAAGACAGAAGCCGAAAAAACGGCAGAAACTATCGGAAAGACTTTAGCCGGAGAAAACGAGACGGCAAAGTCCATTGTAGAAAACTATTTATAGGAGGTAAAACAGAATGAAATTTTCTGAATCCACTGTTACTACACAGAAAGAGATTTTAAAGCGCAAGCTTGGTGGAGAGTTATTCGAAGGAATTACCCTTGACGCAACCGCATTTACAAACGGTGTATGCAAAGCCGGTAGCCCTATTGCGGCAGACGGAAAGTTTGTAAACGGAAGAACGACAAGTGGAGACAGCGTTTCGGTTAATGATGCTGCTCCTGTTGGCATCCTTCTGAGTGATGTTTACGACAGCAATCCTAATGGAACGATCGTAAAGGCTTTTGCTTGCGTGAATGAAGCAAATGCTAACGCAAATGCAGGAATTACTATTGCAGAAGCTGTAAAAACTGCACTGCCTTTAATCGTATTTGAGTAACTATCTGACCATAACTAACCGTAAAAATATCGGTAGAAAGTGAGAAATAGAATGAATATTAGAGATGCTTACAATAGTAAAGCAATCGCACTTGTGAATACAGAAGTCGCAAGTAATAAGATTGCGTACCTTGGAACAGGATTATTCCCTAGCAAAAAGAAGATGGGGCTGGACTTAAAGTGGATTAAAACCGCTAAGGGACTGCCTGTTTCTCTTTCCCCTTCTAACTTTGACGCAAAGTCCACTATCAGAAGCCGTGAGGGATTTAAGATGACTGAAACAGAAATGGCATTCTTCCGGGAATCCATGCTGATTAAGGAATCTGACGAACAGGAAATCATGAGAGTACAAGATTCTACTGACCCTTATGCAGCAGAAGTGCTGAACAGAATCTTTGATGATGCAAATACTCTGGTTGATGGTGCTAATGTAGTACCGGAGAGAATGAGAATGCAGCTGCTTGCACCCAGTGACGGATCTCCTAAGATTTCCATTCAGGCTGACGGTGTAACCTACGCTTATAACTATGACCCTAACGGAACCTACAAAGCCAACAACTTTGCAGAACTTACAACTACGACCGATAAGTGGTCTGATACCGAGAACTCTGATCCTATGGATGATGTTTCCGTAGCCATTGATGCCGTAGAAGAAGCTACTGGCGAGAGACCTTCCATCATGATTGTCTCTAAGAAGACCATGAACTACTTAAAACAGAACAAAAAGATCAAGAGTGCTGTTCTTGCACAGAATACAACCGCAAATGTATTTATGACCGATGCGAGAGTAAAGGAACTGTTCTCTACCGAACTTGGCATTAGCATCATTGTATACACTAAGCAGTACAAGGATGAAAGCGGAACTGCTCATAAGTTTTATCCTGATGGATTTGCGACCCTTATTCCTAACGGTGCACTGGGTAGCACATGGTATGGCACTACTCCCGAAGAGCGTACACTCATGGGTAATCCTGCCGCAGATGTAAGACTTGTGAATACTGGTGTTGCTGTTGCTGTCAGCGTAACAGAGGATCCCGTACAAACCAAGACTACAGTATCAGAAATCGTACTGCCTTCCTACGAGAGAATGGATAGCACCTATGTAATTAAGTGCTACTAAGGAGGTGCGCCGGATGAAATTTGACCATAAGGTGAAATACAACGGCACCTGGTATCTTCCGGGGGATGAAATCCCGGAAGAAAACCATAATGCAGAGGAAAGCAAGGAATTGCCGACAAAGAGTACAATTAACCGCATGAGCACTGCGGAGCTGCAAACATTTGCAAAAGAGCAGGGTATTGCAGATGCCGAAGCACTTACAGGCACAGAACTGAAAAAGGTTCTTATTGAAAAGTTTGAACTTTAAGAGGTAGCACATGGCAGAATATACGACTTTGGAGCAAGTAAAAATCCGTCTGAAACAATTTCATATTGATTCTGAAAGCTCCGAGGTCGTGTTTGACCATTTGGAAGAAAATCCTCTTTTGGAACAACTTATCAGTCAAGCAGAAGCCGACATCAGAGCAAAGAGAATGTACCCGGAAAGCTACACGGAAGAGAAGATTGCTGCGGATATGAAAAAATTTCAGTCCGTGGTGGTTAATCTTGTCGTGTATGACAGATCGCAAGCCGGTGAAAACTTCATGGCAAGCTATTCAGAAAATGGTGTGTCGAGAACATGGAGAGACCGCGAGGATCTGTTTGTTGGCGTATTTCCATTTGCAAAGGTATTGTAATTAAAAGAAGATTGTGCGTGACCATGTTACTGATTCCAGTAATAAGGTTGCAGGCGGCACACTTTAAGGGTGGTGGGCGGTGTGCCAACAAATAAACAGTTAGGAGATATGAAGTGAAAGAATTTTTATTACAGACGTATACGATTGTTCTGCCTATTTTATTAGGCTACATCGTCTGGCTCCTAAAGCAGCAAAAGAAAGATAGGGATGCGAACAGCAAGGGAACAATGCTTCTTTTGCGTGTGCAACTTATTGAGTATCACGATAAGTACATGAAGTTGGGAGAGATTCCAAGCTATGCGTATGAAAACTTTGTCGAGATGTACAATGCTTATCATGCGCTTGGTGGAAATGGAATGGCAACTAAAATGTATGAAGAAATCAAAGAAATAAGATTGAAGAACGGAGGTAAGGAATGATGGATTTTTCACAGGTAGGAACTTGTATTGCAATCGTGGTTATCTGCTATCTTGCCGGTATTGGTGCGAAGCTGGTTCCGGTTATTAAGGATAACTACATCCCGGTTGTTGTCGGCATTGTCGGTGGCATTCTCGGAGTAGTAGGAATGTATGTTATTCCGGATTTCCCGGCAAATGATGTGCTGAATGCGATTGCGGTCGGAATTGTTTCCGGTTTGGCAAGCACTGGTGTAAATCAGATTTACAAGCAGGTGAAGAAAGATGCTTGACATTAACAAGCAGGACATGAAGTACTCACGGCAGGGAGAAAAAGTCACGATTTATGACCGGGACGAAAACGGAGAAATAAAGTACATCGAGATGGACGGAGAAAGGATCCCAGTGGTTTTGAGAGAAACTACTGGATATTCTGAACCCGTCCTTTTTTCTGCCAACATCAGCAATAAGCTGTCGGAAGTACTGGTAAAAGAATTTGGTATTGATGATTCCAGTTCCTATTGTCAGATTGTGACCGACAAAGGCTATTTGCCGATTAAGGCAGGGGATGTTATCTGGAAGAAGTCAGAAGTAGGTCGTGACGATGACGGGTTTGTGGATAACAAGACTGCGGACTATGTTGTTAAAGGCGTTGCAGACGAGGGACTGACAGCAGATTTGTTCTTGTTACAGAAAACGGTGAAGTGATATGGGAAAGACAATCAATATTAACCTGTTTGACCCAAAGTCCATACAAGCGGCTGTAAAGGCTCTTAGAGACTATGAAAATAGTTTAGAGTATAAATGTAGGCTACTGGCTGAGACACTGGCAGAAAAGGGTGTAGATATTGCTAGAGTGCAGATTGCTGACCTTGATGCTATCTTTACATCGGAACTTTTGCAAAGCATCCATTCGGAATATGTTGGATCCGTAAAAGGTGGCGGCGTTTGGGCGGTGGTTGCAGGTACAGACCATGCGGCTTTCGTGGAGTTTGGTACTGGTGTTGTCGGAAAGCAGTCACCATATCCATATCAACTACCGGAAGGTGTTGACTGGCAGTATGCAAGCGGAAAAACCATAAGGCAACTTGCGGATGGAAGATATGGATGGTTTTATCCTGCGGATGACGGTAAATGGTATTTTACAGAAGGTATGCCGTTAAGACCATTTATGTACCTGACTGCAATAGAACTTCGTGATATTGTATCACAGACAGCAAAGGTGGTGTTTGGTAGTGGATAATGAATATCAGTGGGTATCAGATTTCAAAGTCAAGATTGCATCGTACTTAAAAATGAAGATACCACAGAGCCATCCTAAAGCTTATGTGACGGACAAAAGTAAGGATTTGTCAGACCCTACATTCCCTACGGTGTACTTTCATGCTATGCCGTTTACAGAGACTGGACAAGACCTTGAAGCACGTTCGGTTAATGGAATCACAGCATCATACCAAGTGGATGTGATAACCAACAAAAGTCAAGAAGAAGCTGAAGCTATCATGTCTACGGTTGCCGGACTTTTCAAGCGTTTGCGATTTCAAATAACTTCCATGCCGGAGTTCAATAATACTTCGCAGGACACATACAGAAGCACTGCACGGTTCAGAAGAAGTGTAGATGCTGACGATATATTGTAACTATTGTCAGAGCCTAACGGCTCTATTTTTTATGCAAAATTGGAGGTAAATATGGCTACTGGTTTAAAATCAAGAATTGCCTATAAAGAGCCTAGTTCTAGTGCCGCTACTGGTGAGTACTGGGCAGGAACGTACAAATTGCTTATGAGAGCAAAAAGTATTCCTTCACCGTTCGGAAGTCAGAACATGGTGGATACTTCTACACTGGAAGATTTGGTAGAGACACAGGAAATGGGTCGTAGAGCCGCTAACAGTATGGAAGTGCAAGGAGCATTTGAGAAAAAGTACAAGGATGAAATGGTGACAAACGAGGGAAAGAAACTCGATTTTATCATCCTGTATGGAACTGACGGAAAAGGTTCAGAGGGTATTTGTGCATTTATCGGTCAGGAAAGTTTTGCACCGGACGAAGCAACAGACGATCATCTGACCGGAACTGCTACGATTGCACAGGCTACTGTACCGAAGTGGATTGAAGATAATTACACTGTTGCAGTAACCGAAGACGAAAACGGTTATCCCACAGCAATTACACTGACAAAAAAATAGAAAGTCAGTCAGAAACAAATAACACTGCCGTGGCTGACAATGATGAAACGGTAGATGATACATTGATTTAAGCAAAAGAGAGCCGTCTTCGGGCGGCTCCTTTCCAACAAAATGTTGGGGAAAGGATATGTTTTTATGAAGAAGATTTTAGTTAATGATGTTGAATATACTTTAGAGTTTGGATTCGGTGCTGTGGAGTGCAAGGATTTGATTCAAAAGATGTTTCTTATGCTTTCCGGTGGCTATGTAGCTAAAAAAGCAAAAAATGTACAGAATCCCACACCAGAAGAAATTGTAGATGGTAGCGGATATATGCTTGCAGAATTTCCTCATGTATGCAAAACGGCTTTTTATGCTGGCCTTATCGAAAACCATGAAGATATTACACCGGATGAATCCAATGCTTTAATGAAAGAATACATGAAAGCAAACGGTCTGTCTTTTGTGAAGCTGTATGGAGAACTGACAGACTGTATGAAAGAAGACGGTTTTTTCGAACTGTCGGGTCTGACGGAAATGATGACGCAGACCAAGGAAGAGATGGAGAAAGAGGACAGCAAGGTAACAAAGATGCCACAGGATCACAAGAAGAAATCGACTGGCACAAAATAATATGGGAAGAATATTTTCCATTTGCTTTTTCCATGGGAATTTCGATAGAAGAGTTCAAACATCTGAATCCTAAGAAATTAGAGTGGTGTTACAAAGGATATAAACTCAAAAAAGAGGAAGAAGATAGAAACTCATGGCAACGGTGGGGAGATTACGGAATATCTGCATTAATCGTTGCAATAGACTCTTGCTTACATGGAGAAAAAGCAAGAGCTACTTATGTTGAAAAGCCTATTTCAGAAAAGATAGCACATGATAATGAGCCTAAATATAAGGAATCCAACGAAGAAATTGCAATATGGGAAATGAAACAGAGAATCAAAGCATTAAGAGAACAAGGGCTGCCGGAAAGTCCGGATTAAGGAGAAACAAACATGAGTTTAACAGTAATTGATGTGTCCTCATACCAGGGGACGATTAACTGGTGGGCGGTAAAACAGAACGGTATTGATTTTGCTATTCTAAAGGTCATCCGTAAGGATTTGAACCCGGACAAGAAGTTTGAAGAGAACTGGAAAGGTTGCCAAGAACACAACGTTCATGTGCACGGAGTATATGAATATGGATATATTACAACGGTTGCAAAATCACGCTCTGATGCAAGAAGAGTGCTTACTATTCTTAACGGTAGAAAAGTGACAGTATATCTTGATGTTGAAGATGCCGTGATGAAAGGCCTTGGCAAAAATATTATTCCTATTATCAATGCTTACGGCAAGGTCATCACCGATGCAGGATTACAGTTCGGTGTATACACTGGGGAAAGTTTTTACAAGACATACATTAAGCCTTATGGCGGTGTGAGTTATCCCATGTGGATCGCACGGTACGGCAAGAATAACGGCAAGTGTGATGTGAAGTATCAACCGCAAGTACCGAACATGGTAGGATGGCAGTATACTTCTAAAGGGCGTGTAGGCGGCATTGCAGGAAATGTGGACATGAATGTATGGTACAAGGAGTTAGATGCCGTATATGAGGATTCTACAAGCCATAGCAACCCTTATACAGAGCCGGAAAGACTTCTTTATTACAAGCGTCTGACAATGATGAAGGGAAATGATGTCAAGTGGGCGCAGTACGAACTTGTAAGAAAAGACTTTATGCCTTCTGTAAATGCGAAAGGTAAGACGAACATTGACGGATATTTTGGAAAAACCACTTCTGATGCAGTAAAAGCATTCCAAAAGAGTGTCGGTATCAAAGTGGACGGAAAAATCGGTACGGTTACAAGGGCATATCTCAAAAAGTGATTTTAGGAGCGGTAGGTGTCACAGCTTACCGCTCTTTTCTTGGAAGTGGGAGACACTTCCTTTTTTTATTGCGGTAAAGGCGGTGCGGTATGGCAGATATTGATTCTTTGCAGATTAAAATAAAAGCGGATGCGAATAACGCAAGTAACGCACTGGATAAGTTGGCAAATAGCCTTACGAATTTTCAGAAAAGCTTGTCCATTGATACATCCAAACTGACAAGCATTTCTAATAGCATACAGAGTATCGCAAATGCCGCCAGTTCTATGAATACGAGCGGTATTAAGAATATCTCCACGTTGACAAATTCCATTAACAGAATGGGGAAAATAGATACAAGCGGATTAAGCAGAATTTCATCTGCACTGAAGACTTTTTCTGCTGACATGGCAGGAACTAAAGTAGATGGAGTAGGAGATATTGCGAGCATAGCATATTCAATTTCAAGACTTGGTGGTGTGGCATCCGGCAGAGCAATCACAAACATTCCTTTGCTGGCAAAGAATTTGAAGCAGTTATTTACAACTCTTTCAACCGCTCCGAATGTCAGTGAGAACATTATCCGCATGACAAATGCACTGGCAGGACTGGCATCTACTGGTGCGGCATCCGGGAGAGCAGCAAACTCTTTAGGACGTAATCTGAACACCTATACGGTAAGCGCAAGAAGAGCCACGAAAAGCACATTTAGCCTTGCTGCGGCTTTCGGCAGATTCTACGCAACATATTTCCTTGTGATCCGTGGAATTAAAAGTCTGTGGAAGTCCATAGAGGGAACTACGGACTATATCGAAGCATTTAACTACTACACGGTAGCATTTAACAAAGTAGGCAAGGAATGGGGCAAGGATTTTGAAAAATTCGGTTACGACAACGCAGAGGATTATGCGCAGAGTTTTGGAAGCCGTGTAAATGAACTGCTTGGTAAAATGTCCGGTCTGAAAGTAGATGTAGACGGTGGGCTGATTTCTGAAAGCGGAATGAAGAACCTGGGACTGAATTTACAGGAGATTACGCAGTACGCTTCACAACTTGCATCTATTACCAACTCTTTAGGGCAGACCGGAGAAGTTACTACGGCAATTTCAAAGTCCATGACAATGCTTGCCGGTGATATTTCCTCCCTGTTTAACGTGGATTTTAGTACAGTTGCAACAAACTTACAGTCCGGTTTGATTGGTCAGTCAAGAGCACTGTATAAGTATGGTATTGATATCACGAATGCCACCTTACAGACCTATGCTTACAAATACGGCATTGAAAAGGCTGTATCTGAAATGTCACAGGCAGAGAAACAGCAGTTGCGTTTACTGGCAATCTTAGACCAGTCCAAAGTATCATGGGGAGACTTGGCGAATACAATCAATTCTCCAAGTAACATGATTCGTCAGTTTACCAACAACGTAAAAGAAGCCGGAATGGTACTGGGGCAGTTGTTTATCCCGGTATTGCAGAAAGTACTTCCTGTCATTAACGGTGTCGTAATTGCGATTAAGAGACTGCTTGTCAGTGTGGCAAATTTACTCGGAATAAAGATTGACTTTTCTGCATTCGGTCAAGGCGTATCCGGGTACAATGAAGATTTGGAAGATACGGCAGATGCGCTGGATAAAGTTGGAAAAAGCGCAAAAAAGGCTAAAAGTTACACACTTGGTATTGATGAATTAAATATCGGTGACACTAACAGCGGTTCAAGCGGAAGTTCTTCTGCTGGTGGAGCAGGAATTGACCTTACCAAGGAAATCATGGATGCTACTGCTGAATACGAAAAAGTATGGCAGGAAGCGTTTGATAAAATGCAGAATACAGCTATGGGTTGGGCTGACAAAGTAAGCAAGGTGTTTAAGCCTGTAAAAGATATCATAGAAGATTTGTCTTATGCATTTAAGTTTGATTCTGATGCCTGGTTTAAGGTTGCCGGAATGGATACGTCCAAACTGGTAACTGGTATTTTTGACTGGTTCACAAGAGCAATAGATTCTGTGGACTGGGGAAAAATTGGAAGACACATAGGTAGTTTTTTAGATGGAATTGATTGGACGGCAATTTTCACATCTGCCGGAAACTTCATAGAGACTGCCATAGATGCAGCAATCGACCTATGGAAAGGAAGTTTTGATGCTGCACCGATCGAAACCACGATTATCACAGCAATAGGCCTTTTAAAGTTTACTGGTGTTGGAGATATAATATGGGGGAAAATATCGGACAAGTTATCAGCCACGGTACTTGGATCAAGCATAGGAATAGTTCCTACAATTGCAATAGCTGCTGTTACTTGGGAGATTGGATTTAATGTCGGAAAATCTTTAGGTGAAGCACTTTTCCCTGATGATAAAGAAATCTATGAAAATTTCTCGTTTTTTGGCGAAGGTGGATTTTTTGATACAATAAAAAACACTGATTTTTCAATACTATTTGACGCTTGGAAACAGATGAACTCTGATGCGGCAGATTTTTTAACAAAAACAATGCCTATAAGACAGTTCTTTGATTTTCTATCACAATTTAAACTGGACATAAATGATACATTTGGTCTAGTATCAGTGTTTGAAAATTTAAAACCTATTGTAGAAAACTGGTTTAATGAATCTGTCATGCCTTGGTTTTCGACCGAAAGATGGAGTGAACTGGGAGAAAATATAAAGCAATCATTGTCTGATAAATGGGATTCATTTACACAATGGTGGAGCGGCACTGGTATTCCTTCGTGGTGGAATGGTAATGTATCTCCGTGGTTTACTAAAGAGAAATGGCAAAATTTTGGAGAAACCATTAAGTCTTCATTAAAAGACAAGTGGACAAGTTTCACGTTGTGGTGGAGTGGTATTGGATTTGCTAAATGGTGGAACAATGTAAAATCATACTTTACTACCGAAAAATGGACATGGAGTGGCATTAAAGACGGATTATCTAATGCATGGAATAATGCCATAGCGGCTGTTAAACAAATTTGGAATAGGTTTGCAAACTGGATAAATGATAAGTTGAACTTTTCATGGGATCCGGTTGTTGTACTCGGAAAAGAACTTGTGCCGGGCGGAAGTGTAAATCTTGGCAGAATCCCTACATTTGAAACTGGTGGTTACGTTCCAAGCCGATACACAATGTTTATGGCAGGAGAAAACGGTGTACCGGAGATTGCCGGAACAGTAGGTGGCAAAACAGCGGTTGCCGGTGGAGTTGAAATCACTGGAATCAAAGATGCCATTAACACCACAGCAGAAGCACAAATGCGCATGATGCAACAGGAAATTGACCTGCTTAAGCAGTTACTTGCAAAAGAAACATCTGTCAATATCGGTGATAGAGACATAGCAAGGGCAAGCTTAAGGGGTCAGAAAGCTATGGGGTTACAGATTATTACTTAAGGGTGGGATTTATTCCCACTCTTTTTTCTATGGAGGAAAACACAATGATAGCAAGAGCAAGTGATTTCATCATAGTAAACGGAGTACGCTTTCCGTGCCCGGCTCCAGGAATGGAAATAGTTCGGTCGCAGACGGTTGATTCGGGAAGAAATGTAAATGCTGCAGTTGTCGGTCAAAAAGTCGGAAGAAAATTGTGGAAGATAAATAATCTGCAATGGAACGGTTTAGATGCGGAAACATGGAAAGAAATGCAAGATGCATTAGAGCCATTTTTTGTGCCGGTTACGTTTACTGGGGACGACAATGTAAGGCATACATATACCATGTATCCAGGAGACACTACCGGTAAGCCATTGTTTTTGGATGATATTTTTTATAGGAACTATGAAACGTGTAAATTCAATTTAATTGATTGTGGGTGGGAAGAATGATAAAAGCTTCTAACGCTTATAAGTCTGCAATGCAGAAAAAGATAAGAGACAGGGCATACATATCAATTACTCTCGGTGTAGTAAATGATGATGCACAAAATACGGCTCATTTTGACGGTAATTACGCATACTGGGGAAACAAGGTTTTGCCATTTAGAAATGATGCAGAATATACGGAATATGCTACTTTGGAACAAAATTATATGCGTGTAGATGGTCAAATGTATTTTCTCCCGAGAGAGACAAGCGGATTGTACCAACTACGCAATGCTCCATTAACCACACAAAACGTAATGGAAACTGTAAAAGTAGCATTCCCACAAGAGTATTCCATCAAAGGACTTACAATAAATTTTGGGAAATATTACCCAACTAGCTTCAAAATTGTTACAGATGAAAAAGAGTTGACTTATACAAATGATAAACACGATTTTTCAACAACAGATGTAATCGGAAACACCACAAGTATACAAATAATTCCTATATCTATGGTCGGAGGAAATAAACGTCTTAGAGTAGAAAAAATCGTAATGGGTGTTGGATTGACATATAAAAATAATGATGTGTCAACAGCATCTTTTGAAGAATTTGTTAATGGAATTTCAGCGGAGATTCCATACAGAAAATTATCTGTAACAATACTGGATAAAAACAATGTATACAATGTAGACGATGATAATTCCTTTATCAACTTTCTTGAAACTGGACAAAAAATGGAGTTATCATACGCAATGGTCCTGTCAGACGAAACAGTGGAATGGCATAAAAAAGCCACGATGCTTTTGACTGACTGGAACTCTAAAAAAAATCAAATGTCTTTCACCGCGAATGATGTTCTTTCAACTTTGGAAGACAACTATACAATAGGAAACAAAATATACGATAGAACAGCATATGCAGAAGCTATTAGCATTCTAAAAGATGCAGGATTCGAGCCTGACGAGTATTTTGTTGACGATTGTTTAAGAGATGTGAGCCTACACAATCCAATGCCGGAAGCATCTCACAAAGAATGTTTGCAGTTGTTGTGCAACGCTTCAAGATGCATTTTGTTTGTGGATTCTGACGGAAAAGTAAATATTAAAGCAAATTTTGCGAATGTTATAGATCCTGCAGATATGCAGGTTACATCAAACGGAACTGCATGGTGGGGAAATGCCACGAATGTATTATATGGAAACAACAATGTATATGCAGAGTTGACAAGAAATTTTATGCGTGTAGATGGTTCACAATTTTTTCTTCCGAGGAATACAGGTACAGCCATCGAACAGACAGGATATGTTACGAGCAATGTTTCTGATGAAAATGGATTGTTTTCGGAGAATCCAGTGCTTACATTAAAACTTCCTGCAGCATACACGTATTATGGATTGTATATTTCATTCCAGGGTAATCCTCCAAAAGAGATGAAAGTATCGACATATAATGGAGATACACTTCTTAAGACTTTCAAATATGATGATTTGAAAGAAAAATCATTGTTAAATGATGAATTTGAAAACTTCGACAGTATTAGTTTTGAGATAACAAAAGCATACCCACAAAACAGAGTTTTGATTGATAAAATCAGTTTTGGAGATTTATCTGATTATGAGTTGAAAAAAGACTCCATGACAGAAAATCCTTATGGATACGCAGAAAGAAAAACAAAAGATGTTTTTGTCAAAATATATACATTTCAAAACGGAGAGGATAATACACCGCAAGTAGTTGAAGATAACGTATATCTAAAGAAATCAATTAACAACTCTGGCGAAATAAGGTATTGTGAAAATCAACTTATTTCAACGGAAGATCATGCAAGGACTGTTGCTGAATGGCTTGGAAATTATTATGCGAATAATATTTCTTATGATGTTCAATACAGAGGGGATCCGGTGCTGGAAGCTGCTGATATTATTTTCATGGAGAGTGATATTGTAAACAGCTTACAAGTAGAAGTGGAAAAACACAAATTAAACTTTAATGGTGCTTTTAATGGAACATTACAATTACGAAGAGCAATGAGAACATAAGGAGGTTGTAATGAAAAAAATAATTAACGGTCTTCTGTATAACACGCAAACTTCTGAAATAATATATGTTGATGAAATGACAAATAGAAAAATATTCAGAACAGAAAAAGGTAATTTTTTCTTGTTTTATCCAAACGGAGAAATAGTGCCGAAAACAAAAGAAGATATAAAAGAGTATTTGGGGCTGAATGATACAGAGAAATATATAGAATTGTTTGGAGATGTGGAGGAAGCATAATGTGGGCAGATCCTAAAACAAATTGGTCTTCTGAATGGAATGGTGAAACGTATATAGGAGATTATTTTTTATATACAGATTATAACCGTATTAAAAATAATCTTTTGGAATTAAAAAGCACTGCAGAATCTATGTATAAAATATCATCTTTTAATCTTGGAGAGGATAAGGTTGAAGCAGATCTGATTTATGCCGATGAAGTCAATTTATTTGAAACTACGCTGGCAGAAATTAACAGTTCCACTTTCTCATTTTCTGAACAATTTAAAACATGGAAAGAGAATAAATCGGTTCCAACATATGAAGACTGGAACAGGATAGAATCGTTGCAGTTAAAAATATACAATACGTTAGTAGCACAAAGAAAAGCGCAGAACCGACTTGCCTTTACGCTTGGCGGTCAGAAAGGATTTAAGGTATAATTATGGCAGATTTAAAAACAAACTATGTTGATGATGTATTAGACACAACTAAAAATCAGTTAAGAAAATATCAGCAAATACAAAATGACGATGGAACTGTTTCTTTTGCTGATGTTACTGAATATACTCAAGTAGGAACCTCATTCGGTGCAAAAGACATCAATGATACTAATGCAGCCATAAATGCTGTAAATGGCAATTTAGGAACTCAAGCGACTATGTCATTAAGCGGAACTACGCTTATTATTACAACGAAATAGGATGTGATATCATGAGTTTAATATTTAATGGTACTACTGTAGATAACGTTATTTATGACGGCACTACTCTGGAAAAAGTCATCTACAATGATGTAGAAGTATTTACCAGCGCAGTAACAGTTACTTTTGTAGAAGCCGGGGTTAGTACTGCTGTCAAATATAAGAAGGGAGCTACTGTTAGTAGAAGTACGGCTCCTAGCGGTGCTACCTTTGTCGGATGGTCTATGAGTAGTAGTGGAACTAGTCCGGTCGCGACTTTCACTGCTAATAGTAATATGACTGTGTATAGAGTAATTAAGAAGAGTACTACGTATGGAAGCGGTACTTTAACTAGAAGATGGGGTGGCTCTTACGATCAAACCACTGGTAGGACACAAATTAGTAATGAGATAATTAATGGAGCTCAAGTATCATCTATATCTATTACTTGCGCTAGTACATATAATAATGAGCCCGTACCTATATGCATAGGGACAACACTACTTGGTTACCTGACTGGTGGAACTAAAAGTTTTACTGTACCGACGAACGTAAATGATTATGTATATCTTGGTAATAATACAGGTGCTTATACAATGTACTATGATAGTATGTGGGTAACGGCACTTGGAACATATACAGGTAGAACAGTTACTAGTCAATATGTAGGTTGATTAATTAGTTACTTAATATATGTGAACGTAATTATTACGTTTTCCGGTGTAATATCAGTATATAAGTATGCTTCAATTAATCCAGACGCTGTCACTGAAATTCTCACATATGCACCACTTGGAGATGTTGCATCAACAATTCTATTTCCAGTAGGTCTAGCAATTTCTGGCAATGTTGCAATAGTAATTGTTTTTCCTTTCGTCAAATTTTTTAAACCATCTATATACACCATTGCCTCAAATGAATTTGCTCTATAAAGAATAGGACGTACAGAATAGTCGGTGGTAATTGAACCACTATGCATAGTTAAATTGCCATTTACAGAAGGAGTGATAATCGATGGGTGGAGATTAAAAGCAAAAATAAATCAATCAAAAAGAGCATGGTGTAAAAGCCATGCTCTTAATCTCTTTATCTGATTCCCCAGTCACCGTCATTGTTGACAAAACCAACCACATATCCTATCATGTCATCAATAAGATTTTCCGGGAGTATGCTGTTCGGAGACATAAGCGGAACATATCTCCATTTTCTTACACCATCTTCAATTATATGTGTTTTCACGACAATATATATCCCACCATTACTGGTAACCACACAACGCTCCCCGCCTTGCTCCTCCCGGTCAGCGGCAAGCAAAAGAATTTCTCCAGGCAAATAAAAAGGCATGTAGTAATCGCATGGGATTTGAATCCCAATGTAAGCCTTCGATTTGACATCTTCTGGCAGATTATCAACGCACATAGGCTCTACAGCATTGGTAGTAGCAATTATACCGTTGATAAGCTGTGGCTTGATAACAGAAATGTATTTCTGCTTATAACCTAATTCAGAATATATTTTCCCCTGATGGCGAATCAAATAACGAACAAGATATAATGAATGTTCTGGAAGTGCCCGGCATATTTTTACCGATTCCATCATTTTATCTTCCATGGTTCCGGCACCGACAAGTTCGTCAATGCTGATTCCCAATGCTTTTGACAAAGAGATTGCTGTGGATAATTTGACATCGCTAGAATTTCCGTACAAGACAGAATTAAGAGTTGCGTATGGAATTCCAGATTCTTCAGAAAGCTGTTTGATTGTAATTTCCGGTGTTTCGATAAATTTTCCCAAATTCCAACGAAAACTTCGCATAAAATTTTCTTTATCAACGATGAGTTTTGTCGAAATTCTTTTAACCAATTCTTTTTCAATCATGTTTCTCGTCCCCTTTATCTCGATTACAATGATAGCATCCCTGTTGGCAAGGGATTCAAGTTCTGGCGAGGGCGGTGTTTATTGGCGTTTTCACCGTCCTCTTTTGTTGATATTTTACAACAATAAAAAACGTGAGTCAAATATATTGATTGTTAAGAACATATGTTCTATAATGTGATGTATCGCTACTTTAGATTCTGCGGAGAATTAAGGGGAGAGGGGTGTGGTTACGATGAACGAAAGCAATGAATTTTACAGAGAGGAAATTGCAAGGATACTATCTGGAATAGAAGACAATGACATATTGAAATATGTGTATGTCATTGTCTCCGATATAGAGGGGGAAAAATGAAAAATCGAAAAAAAATAAATTGGGCGTTAATAATTTTGATTTACTTTTTAGGATTATTAACAAATTATTTCTTAAGATAGACCTAATATTTTCTTTAAATATTCTGTAAATATTGGAGAGCATAATCCCATAAAGTACACTAAAACGTAAACAAGTTTTGGACCTATATAATCAATAATTTTTTTAAAAGGACTTATGTAATTATGCTCTTTACTTTTTACTATATGTATGTCTTCTAATGAATTTATTTTTATATATTTCATTTCTTCTAGTTCATTTATGTAATCAATAAAATCATCTATGGAAGAATCACCATAATCTTTTGAAATCCTACCTAATACAACATTGTTGTCTTTATTTTTTATTGATATTAAATAGCCAAAAAAATCATTAGAATCTTTTATTTTTCTCTTCATTCCGCACCTCCGATTATCATTTTAAATGCGGAAAATGCAGTACTTCTTTTTTGCTCCGAAAGATTGTAGTACTTAATCAATAAATCTTCCATATCTGGATCGTTTCTTAAAAAAGAAACTAATCTAGCATATTTTGCTGAATATTTTTCTCCATCTTCTTTACCGGTCAACAAAAATTCAATAGAAACTCCTAAAAAATTTGCAATTACTTCTATACGGTCATCCGGAATAACTCCCTTTTTTAAACTTCTTATATATCCATTACTAAATCCGCAAGAAGTCTCTAATTTAGAAATGGCTATTCTCCTTTCTTTACATATAGATTTTACTCTTTCTACTGTAGTCATAGTGTCCTCCCAAAAATTTAGATGATACTCTAAAAATATGCTTGACAAAATAGAGAACACTCTATATAATAAATTTAGGATTTAGAGGAAAGCCTAAATTTAAAAATGTTCTCTGTGGTTTCTTGGCAGTTACTATATTAGAACATTCTCTAAATTTTGTCAAGTTTTTCTCTAAATTCCTAAATCAAGAGAAAGGAAGTGATAGATTGAATTGTTACGACAGAATCAAGGAAATTTGTGATAAGAAAGGAACAAATATTTATCAAGTGGAGCAGAAAGCCGGATTGAGCAATGGAATTATCCGAAAGTGGAATGAATCTGCTCCGCAAGTTGACAATTTAAAGGCTGTTGCAAAAGTCCTTGGAGTAAAAGTAGACGAGTTACTGGAATAGGGAGGTAAAAACATGGAAAAACAGAGATATGTGGTATTAGACAAAAATGGTAAAGCAAATATAGTTCAGAAAGCTGATTCACGTTTTGTTGGAATTGACGAGATGGCACAGCACATTGCCATGAATGTTATTGATGACTACAAAAGCATTATAGATGGCGATAAGAAAATCGAAGAAACAAATATTGATTTGTCTATCAAAGTACTTACCGCCATTTCGCCTTTTAGGAACGGCTCTGGATTTGGAAAGGATTGCTAATTGCTTCGGCTTTTGCTAATTGTGGTTTTTCTTCCGGCAAAGAATTGACGATTTCTGAATAGTATTGGTCGTACAGGTTCTTAAAATCATCAAAACTTCCGGTATATCCACAAATTTTAGCAATAGCATAAGCGGATGCATATTCTTTGGAATCCAATATAATTCACCTCCTTATATAAGAATAAGGAGAGTATATCACAAACAGGGAGTTAATTGAATGATTGAAAAAGAAAAAATTACGGAGGAATTTGCCGAGAGAGGTGAGAAGAGTGAAAACATCAAAAATTGAGATTCACCAGTGTGACGGTGAAGAGGGAGTTTTTACAGAAGTACTAATTGACGGTCACAAAATTAACGGTGTGAGAAGTTTCACACTGAAACAGGGGGTCGGGGATGATATTCCTACTCTGACACTTGACCTTAATGCACTTAATTTTGCAACGGATATGAAAGTGTTGCGGGTTATGCAGGAGGGGTTAGGAGAAATTGAAAGCATTAACTTCAAAAAAGAATAGGCTCCCATATTTCAGAGAGCCATTCCATCATCTGCTGATATTTTGAAGTATGGAGCATTGCCTTGGGTTGTTGCAGCAACCAGTGAGACCAGCATATTTGCAGTCTAATCTTCCATTTTCAAATTTGGGTTTAATATCTTCCAAAGAGCCAACAGATATTTGCCTAAAATCAACAGAGTACATTTTGTTTTGCTTATCGCAAAAACCATTGTATACCAAATTACCACCTCCTTTATAGGAGAGTATACCACAGAAAGGAGAACAATGAACGAATTACAAATTTTTAATAATGAAGAATTTGGAACAATCAGAACAGCAGAAATCAACGGTAAGCCTTACTTTGTGGCTTCTGATGTTGCAACAGCACTTGGATATGCAAACCCCAGAAAGGCAGTCATAGACCACTGTAAGGGAGTAACGAAACGTGACACCCATACATCTGGTGGTAAACAAGAGTTGTCATACATAAATGAGGGTGACGTTTACCGCCTTATTATGAGATCGAAGTTGCCATCAGCGGAGAAATTTGAATCGTGGGTTGTGGATGAAGTGATCCCGTCCATCAGAAAGAATGGTGGGTACATAGCAAACCAAGAAAATTTGACACCGGAGCAGATTGTAGCGAATGCACTTATCGTAGCACAGAACATTATTTCGCAGAAAGATAAGCAAATCGAAGAAATGCGACCGAAAGCAGATTTCTTTGATGCAGTTGCAGACAGTAAGACTGCAATTTCCATGAATGAGGTTTCAAAGGTATTGGGAATCAAAGGACTCGGACGTAACAACCTATTTGAATTTCTTCGTGATAATGCAATCCTGGATAGATGGAATGTGCCATATCAGAAATACATTGATTGCGGATGGTTTCGTGTAATAGAGCAGAAATACACCAAGAATGGAGAGGAGCATATATCTATAAAAACACTTGTTTATCAAAAAGGTGTTGATGCAATCAGAAGAAAAATAGAAGCACAGCGAAGTGCTTAAATGAAAGGAGATATTTCAGTGAATAGCGGAATCTGTAAAAATGTAAGAAAAGCAAATTATGATAGAGGACTTAAATATGGCAACAAAGTACTTCATGGTAGTGATTTAAGGGATTTGGTAGGGCTTACTGTTTCGGATGTAAATTCCAACGCTGACGATGAAGAAGTCGTTGTATGGTTTGAAAGCAATGAACGAAATGTTGCTGTTTACTTAAGGGATGATTGTTTAGATGGACAACACATTGCAATCATTGACCATGCAAATGAAGAGGAAGAATCAAAGCTTCTTCTCAGACCCGTTACGGAAAATGACATAAAAGAATTTTCTTCAATGGTTTTGTATTATACAGATGATGTTTTTGGAGAAAACGATGAAAAGACTGGTGCACACTATGCATACTGCAATTCTTTGGAATTAGAAGAATCAGAATTTTTCAAAGTAAAAAGTCTGTATGTCTTCCAAGATGGAAGAATTTTAACAGAAAGGTAAGCAGTGATATGAGAACAATAATAAAGCTGTTTCTTCCTATTATAATAGCACTCTCCATCACATTTACATCCACGGCACAGACAACCGGCAGTTTTATCTCCGAGGAAGCACAGGAAACGTGTGTAAAGTACGGTGAGGAATACGGCATCTGCCCGGAACTGCTCATGGCAATGATCGAGAAAGAATCTTCCGGCAGACCAGATGTGGAAAGTGGCGGTTGCAAAGGTCTGATGCAGATTTCAGACAGATGGCATAAAGACCGCATGGAGCGTTTGGGAGTAACGGACATCTACTCTGTGGACGGTAATATCCATGTGGGAGCTGACTACTTGTCGGAATTGTTTGAAAAGTACTGTGATGTAGGAATTGTCCTCATGGTTTACCACGGAGAGAAGAACGCAGCTACAAAGACAGAATTAAGTGATTACGCAGACTGGATATTAACCAGGAGCGCAGAACTGGAAAGGATGAATGGAAAATGACGAACAGAGAGAAGTATGCGGAACAGATTCTTGATATTGCAACAACCGGTCATTCTATTGCAATAGACAAAAAAGGTAATTTTTATAAATGCAGTGAATTAGAGTGCGAAGATTGCATATTTTCGAGGTGTGAGAAGGATAATTGTTATTGCGGCGAAAAAATTAAAAAATGGTCAGAGCAGGAATATGTTGAACCGCCTGTTGACTGGTCGAAAGTGCCTGTGGACACAAAGATTCTTGTGAGAGATTCAGAGGATGAAGAGTGGAAAAAAAGACATTTTGCAAAATTTGAAGATGGAAAAATATTTGCATGGACAAGCGGAGTAACTTCTTTTTCTTCGGAAAGCTCAGATTCTATAACATGGTGGATGAAAGGGAAACTTGCGGAGGACATCGTATGAGTGCCAAAAAGCGGTTTACCGTCAAAGGGTGCATCGGAAAGATATTTTACAGTCCGAAAGAGTGGGAAGTTGACCGTGAAACAGCATTCTATTACAGAATTGTAAACCGCAATACCGGGAAGAAAAAATGGTTAGGAAAGGAGTATTTTCATGCAGAAACGACAGATTATCCCCATCGTCCGTGCGAATGAGATTCTGATTGCAGGACTGTTAGACGCAGGAATCTTGTATATCGGTGAAGATAATATAATCCACGTAACAGAAGACTGAAATCCGGAGGAGTGAGGAAATGGAAAGGAAGATAAGAAAAATCTTGGTAGAACTGGGGCTGAAACAGTACTTGCCTGGATTCCAGTACATTATCGAGGTTGAAACGCTGATGTTTGAGAACCGAAACAGAAGACTTTCTGAAATCTACCGGATTATCGGAGAGAAACACAGCACAAATGAAAAAAGCGTGTACAGCGCAATCAAGTGGGTTGTAGATAAGATGAACCCAAGCACAGAGCTATACAAGGAGATCAATGAGACAGACAAGCCGGTCTCAATCTATATGTTTGTTAATTCACTGTATTTATATCTTTGGGAGGATAGAAAAAATGAGGATTAAGCACATCTTTTTGCAGAATTTCTGCAAATTCTATGGTTCTAACGTAGTGGACACCAATTTATACGACCGGACAGAGGTTTCCGGGGTGAATGAAACCGGTAAGTCCACAATCAAAAAAGCAATTCAGTATATTTTTGGATGCCGTGACGAGAACGGCAGAGAAATTACCGGAATCAGACCGCACGATAAGGACGGCAATGACATTGACGGAGATATTACCGCAGAAGTTACCGTGGAGATTGACGGTACAGAGCGGACGATTAAAAAGGTCTGCAAAAAGGAATACAACAAGAAAGGCGAATTAAAAGGGAATGTAACAGAGTGCTATGTTGACGGAATTTCAAAAAAAGCTAAAGAATTTGAGCAGTTTTTAGCAGATTTCGTGACGACGAAAGAAATTTTCTCTCTTTGCATCAATGCAAACACACTGCTGTCTCTAAACCCTACAGACCAGAGATTAACACTTTCCCAGTATTTTAGCCAGTCAGATGCGGAGATTGCAGCATCAATACCGGAATTTGCTCCACTGGTTAAGACACTGGAAGTAGGAAATATCAAGAGCCTTAAGAGTAGTCTTAATAAAGACCTGAACGACTGGAAGAAGAAACTGGACGAAGTACAGGCACGTATTGATGAAGTGAGAAGCAGAAGAGAATCTATGGGGTTGGCAGAACTGGAACTGCAAAAGAAAGCACTTTATGAGAAGTTGGAAGAGAACAAGTCAAAGCAGAATACCCTAAAATCATACATGGATGGTTACTATGTTCTTTCTGATGGTGTAATGGCACTACAATTTCAGTTGACAGATTTGCAGAAGAAAGCCAACGAGATTCTTGAAGCACAGAGAGCTGATAAGAGAAAAGCCTTAAATATGGTTCAGAATGAGAATCAGAAAGAGTTGCTTAAGGCAGATACCATTCGTGAAGAGATCACGGAACTGGAAAAGCGCATTGCACAGTATGAACAGAAGAGACAGGAATTGAAGAAGAGTTGGGATTTGAATAAAAGCCTTAAATTTGATGAAAACTCTCTGATTTGCTCCTACTGTGGACAGGAATACCCGAAAGAGAAGAAAGAGCAGTTAAGAACGGAGTTTGATACGCATAAGGCACATGAACTGGAATTGATTACCAAAGAGGGTTCTTCTTGCGCCGAACATATCAAAGCGGATCAGGCAGAACTGGAGCATAAGCGTGAGGAACTGAAAAAGACAGAGGATGAAGTGGAGCGGTTGGAAAAAGAGGTATCCATTGCTGATAATGCCCTAAATTCCATTCCGACAAGCGTTGATATTTCCGGCACGGAAGAGTACAAATCTATCCGGTCGCAGATTGCAGAAAGAGAAGCCGCTATGAATGATTACGCAGATCTGCAGACCTTGATGATTTCTCTTAGAGGTGAAGAGGAACAGATTCAGAAAGAAATCTATGAGGTTAGCCACAAGATCAAGAGTGCAACGGATGATGATTCACGCATTGATGAACTGGAAAAAAATCAGAGAGAATATGCGCAGAAAGTCACAGATGTGCAGGCACAGCTTGACCTGTTAAAGAAATTCAGCCGGAAGAAGAACGAACTGTTGGAAGCTGATGTGAACAAGTATCTTTCTTTCTGCACTGTGCGGATGTTCAGACCTCTTGTGAATGGTGACACGGAAGAATGCTGTGACTTTACATACCGTGGAGAGCCTTACAGCCGGAACATGAACCACGGAGCAAGGATTCTGACGGAGATTGACATTTGCAATGCGTTTCAGAAGCGGTGTGGTGTGGAATTGCCTATCATGGTTGACGATACCGAGAGCCTTGACCCTTGGAAGATTCCTGATGTTGACAGTCAGTTGATTATGTTCCGAAGAAGTGATGATGCGAGTTTGAAAGTGGAGGAAGCGAAGAATGAGTAATGAAGCAGAGAAACGCTACATTGTCGAGCGTGAGTTTGAACACGTAGGGTATAAATGCGTTGTGATATTTGGAAATATGGCTCACAGGTGCGGATATGTTGGCATTCCAAAGAATCATACGTTATACGGAAAAAATTATGATTACCATCTTGAAATTAAAAAATCAGATATTTGGGGCAGAGAAGTAAGTGGCATTTTCCCTTTGCTTGGTGCTTATATTGATGAAGATGAAAGAATTCGAATTGAAGCATATTTCCAGTGTCACGGAGGTATTTCATATTCAGGTGGTGGAACAAATTCAAATTATCCTATCAAAAGTGATTTATGGTGGTTTGGGTTCGATTGCGGTCACGCTGGAGATAAGGCGGATTTGGATTATGCAATACAGAAATTCCCAAGCCGTAAAGAAATTTATCAGATGCAAAAAATGATAGAAAGTAAATTTCCTGTTGGTGTCGATGTCGTTCGTTCAGAAGAATATGTTGCTGATGAATGTAAGAAGTTGGCGGAGCAATTGAAAGAGTTTGAAAGGAATGAAGAGAATGCAGATTAAGAAAGAGACAGTCATTTCCGTTTTGACAACAAGAGGAGAAACAATCAATGCCGGTGACACCGTGATATTCAATTTTGATGACAAGTGTTGCGTGGGTGTGTACCTGGGACTTTCAGACCGTGGAGCCTTGAAATTCAAAGGTAAGATTGCTGATACGGATGTGACATTCCATGTGATGCCTAGAAGCATCAAAGAGATTTACAAGGCTGATGTGACAGTGCATCAGGGAGTTGCAAGTGGCTTTATGAATGAGCCGGAAAGTGAGGAAGAATAATATGAGAAAACGTAAATTTAAGGTTGGAGAAAGATATACAAGCAAATTGTTTGTAGACAAAGGTGCTGTAATTGAAATCACAAAAATCAGTGGTGACGTTGTTTCTTACAAAGATATTGCGGGGAGGACTTATAGTGTAAAAAATTTTGAAATTGGTTCTCTATTTTCTGACATGTTGAAAAAAGTCGGAAGTGAAACAATCGTCATCTACCGCAATGACAACAAAGTGATTGCACTGGACAAGTCCACTGGCGAGAAAGCAGAAGCAAAATGCAATCCGGCTGATGAATTTGATTTCCGTACTGGTGCTAAGTTGGCTTTTAATCGACTGATGGGCGAAGATGTGAAGCTTGATAACGGTGTCCGGGAGGTTAAGAGAAAAGCTAAAGTCGGTGAGTACATCAAGGTTGTTTATGCGATGCCTTGTTTGATTCCTTATAAAAACGGAGATATTTTCAAAGTAAATTGCGTTACGACATCAGGATGTATTTGCAAAAAATCTGAGAAAAATGTTGGTTTATGGCACAAAGAGTACGTTGTCCTTGAAAACTACAAACCGGAAGAAAAATCGCAGGAAGATGATGACAGCGAAATCCGTGTCGGTGACATGGTAGAGGTAACACATAGCGGTAAATGCTATTCAACATACTATACATGGAGCGGTCTTGGAAGTTATAGACAAAATTTTGTTAATGGAGTTTCTGTTGAAAATGGAATGGTTGCAAAGGTTTTGAACATTTCGCAACACGATGACGATAAGTGGAAAACTCTTGCACTTATTCAGAATCCCAAGACAACACAGGTATTCATCATTAACATTAACGGCATCAAAAAGGTAGAAAGGTAGGTAGAAATATGGCAGACGAAAAGAAACAGGAACTTAACACACAACTTTCATATTTTGCAAATCAGTACACTGGACTTATGGAGCGTGATTTTTCTGAACATGGGTTGCAGTTTGATGATTATTCAAAACAATGCGTAATGGCATCTATGAGTGCCATATATAACCTTGTGACATCTAGCAAGGCAAATATGAGCAATCTGAATGGTTCAAATCTGCGACAGGTTATTGGACAGGTTTCAAGCCTTAAGTTGAATGCGAATGCGGTTCCAAGAGAATGTTATTTCCAGTTAAGGAGCAAGCAGGCAGCAGATGGCTCTTGGTACAAGGAAGTGGAAATGGGTATCGAAGGTGACGGAAACGATGCAATTCTTCGCAATTTTGGTGTCGGTGTAAAGAAAGTGCATCCTGTGTGGCTTGTAAAAGAGGGAGACATTTTCGTTTATCCGAAACATAAGGGTATTGAAATGACTCCTCCGGAATGGGAAGAAAAAGGAGAATCACAGAAAGTAATCCGTGTTGTTTACCCTGTGGAAATGGAGAATGGGAAAACAGAGTATCTGATTGCAGAAAGAGAAGGAGTAAAAACTAATCTTTTTGCTCATATCAGAAATAATATGATGAACGAGACATTCGGACTTGTAAAAGGTGGCAAGAAGACCAGATATGATGCAACGGATGCGGAGAAAAAAGCTATTGAAGCGAAGAAAGAAGAGATTTTTTCTGAACTTCGCAAGTGCGCAACTCTTGAAGATATGCTGAATTGTGAGGTAGCAAGACCATATATCTCCGCAGCATATCTTGATACACCGGAGAGCATGATCGTTCGCAAAATGCGTAACAATGCCATCAAAAAGTATCCTAAAGATTTTAATTCCATTGCTTCACAGTCTATTTTGCAGATGGATGAAACATACCAGGAAGCACAGGAAGAGATTAAGGAGAATGCTAATTCAATAGAATTTGTGGAAGGTTCTTTTAAGGAAGTACCGCAGACCGCAGAGACGGACATTGCCAGCGCAGAGACACCGGATTGCTTTAAGTAGGAGGAAAAATTATGAAGAAATTATACAAAACTTTTTTAGCAGTAGTAATGATGTTTGTAATGATGCTTTGTATTTGTAGTTGTAGCACCGCTGATACGGTGAATTACAATCTCAATAAAGAAGCTGACGAGTTCAATGTGTACCGCAGAATCACGGTGACTAATGCAAGAACAGACATGATTATGATGCAGGCAGAGGGGTATATGGCTCTTAGCAATAACTCTGCTAATGAACTTGTCGTTACCTTTAAAACTGGGGAAAACCAGTATTATAAGGACTACATTTACTTGAATGACTGGACTTGCTATGTGATGGAACAGGTAGAACCGAAATCTACGGACAAATACCATTATGAATTAGTGTTTTATCCTGATCGGCTTATTCCGGATATTGAGATTAAGTAGGAGGTTGCCATGAGAGTTATATCGCAGGATGGAAGTATTGATTTTCCATATGAAAATAGCTGTATTTTTATATTTCCTCTGATAACACCAAAATCATTTGCTATTCGTATTCAGATGGCTGGTGATACAGATACTATTACACAAATAGCCACATATTTTACAGAAGAAAAGGCACTGAAAGCTATGGAAATGCTTAGAAAAGCATACGTTAGTATGCCGATTCTTTTTCAAAATGTTGAAATTACAGGAGATGTGGTAAAACAGTTTGAAAAATTGAAAAATAGTGGAATTATAGTTCAAACCATGAACAATGAGCCATCAAAAGTTGAATATGTAAATAACTGCATATTTCAGTTTCCAAAAGATGACGAAATTGAGGTAGAAACATGAAGCTAAAATGTTTAGGTTCCGGTTCTTCCGGCAATTGCTATCTTCTGACGGCAGATAACGGAGAAACGCTTTTACTGGATGCAGGACTCCCTATCATGGACATAAAACGTGGTCTTAACTGGGATATTAAGTGCGTTGTGGGGGCGGTGGTCAGCCACCCTCACAAAGATCACTCATTATCAGTACAAGACCTTGAGCACATGGGAATAAAGGTGTGGCAACCGCAGTCAGACCATTCAGAACGTGAAAGACAGATTGGAAAATTCCACATATTCTGCTTTCAAGTGCCACACAACGGCACAGAGAACTACGGATTTTTGATTATGGTTGACGGTCAGAAACTTCTGTATCTTACAGACCTTGAATATTGCCCATATGTGTTCAAAAAACAGCGGTTAGACCATATGCTGATCGAGTGCAACTATCAGAAGAAATATGTTGACATGGATGCACCTAATTACGTTCACAAGGTCAAAGGTCACTGTGAACTGGAAACTTGCAAAGGAATTGTCGAAGCGAACAAATCAGATGCCTTGCAGAACATCATATTGTGCCATTTAAGCCGTGATAATTCTGATGCCAAAGAATGTGTCGCAGAGGTAAAAAAGATTGTTCCATTGGAGAATGTGGACTATGCGGCAGCAGGCAAGGAATGGATTTTACAGAATGGAAAGGAGTGCCCGTTTTGAGTGAATATGGATACATCAGAGTATCTTCAAAAGAACAGAACGAAGCCAGACAACTTGACGCATTGCATGAGCAGGGCATTGAAGACATCAATATTTTCATGGATAAACAATCGGGCAAGGATTTCAATAGACCAAGATATAAAACTTTGTATCGCAAGCTGAAAAAGGGAGATGTGCTGTATATAAAAAGTATTGACCGAATGGGAAGGAATTATGATGAAATCATACAGGAATGGCGCAGAATCACACGGTTTCGTGAAGCTGATATTGTAGTACTTGATATGCCATTGCTTGACACAAGGAGAGGAAAAGACCTTATGGGTACATTCCTAAGTGACATTGTATTGCAGGTGCTTTCCTTTGTGGCAGAGAATGAGAGAACCAATATCCGGCAGAGACAGGCAGAAGGAATTGCAGCAGCGAAAGCAAGAGGTGTGAAGTTTGGAAGACCGGCAATCCCACTGCCAGAGAATTTTAATCAAATGCGTGAAAGTTGGAGAAGTGAGGAAATTTCAATAGAAGAAGCTTCTAAGAATTGCGGTATGTGTGCGAAAACATTTTATAGCAAGGCGGTGAAGTATGAAAAGGAGAATTGTGTATGAGTGGTGGAAGTTTTGACTATTTGTGCTACAAAGATGTTCCTGAACTGATGAACAATTCAAACATTGCGAACCTTGAAAGCATGGTTCAGCACTTGCAGGAGTACGGTTACGAGGACATAGCACGAGATACACAGCGGTTGATTGAGTATATCCGGTCGGCAAGTATCAGAATTGAGGTTTTGAGCGAGAATCTTAACGGTGTTTTTCATGCGGTAGAGTGGTATGAGAGCGCAGATATTGGCAGAGAGACCATGATTGCAGAACTGGAAAAGTACAGAAATGGTGGTGCGAATGGCTGACACATTTTATAGACCACTTACACCGCAATTAAGAAGTGAAATAATGCAGAGCATTGATTCTAACATATCCGAACTGAATACCTGTCAAAGCAATGCTTTAGTCAATATGCAAAAAACAGGATATGGGGCATTGAGAAATATTATAAATGCCTTGCCGGACGGATATTTGATTCCATTTGAAAGGCGGTGATTCGGTTGGCTGATTGGAAGAATATAGCAAAAGCAAAATCCATAGAGAGAAAGAATCGTGAAAGAATACTGGCAGTCAATCCACATGTTGACGATGGAAGTGGAATTTACTTTCTGACAAGAACAGACGAGGATGGATTCCGTTTTGCGTATGTGGGGCAGGCGGTACACCTACTCCAAAGACTGGCAGGGCATCTTAACGGATACCAACACATTGATTTGTCTCTTAAAAGTCACGGATTATATTCTGTGGAAAATATATACGGTTGGAAAATCGGATTCCTAAATTATCCGGTAGAAGAACTGGACAAGTGGGAGCAGTACTGGATTAAGCGTTATGCGGACGAGGGTTATCAGCTTCGCAACAAGACAGCAGGCGGTCAAGGTGATGGAAAGAAGCAGATCGCAGAGTACCGACCGGGAAAAGGTTACCGTGATGGTCTGGAACAAGGCAAAATCAACCTTGCAAGGGAACTTGCGAACATAGCCGACAAGCATCTAGTCATCAGTTTGAAGCCTGAGAAGCAGAACAATTCCGTGTCACAAAGACAATTTGTTCGGTTTATGGAACTTTTGCATGGAGAAAAGGATGGTGATGGCAATGGTTAAGTATGAAAATGAATGTGTGTTCTGCACTGCACACGGTTTAAATTGTATTGGATATAACTGTCCCAACCGTCAAGTAAAACATTTTTATTGTGACAAATGCGGTGAAGATGTCAGAAGACTTTACGATTTTGGTGGTAAGGAACTGTGCGGTGACTGCGTTCTAAAAGAACTGGAGGTTGTTGAATGATAGTAAAAATAGGAAGAAATCATTTTGACATAACAGAAGACGATGTTGTTCTCTTTAACGGTGCAATATGGCAACTTATTACTCAAAAGATAGCTAAAGGTTGGTATCATTACAGTCCCGTTGTAGCGAAAAATAAAGCTAATAAGTGGAAAAAAACAGGTGCTATTTACCTTGTAAAAGAAACTGGGTTATATAAAACCGAGAGTGGAGAGCAGATGGGGTTGCGGTATTACAAGTTTAACATCGAAAAACTGAAAGAGGTTGAACAATAACCTTGAAAATCACAGAACTTGGAGGTGATACATAAAATGCCAAAACGATATGACAATCCGCAGGAAATTTTGAAAATCATGCGGCAGACAGAACTTTTGAAGCAGTCTGCGGAAAGAAGTCCATTCACCGGAATACTGACACTGTTCTGCTATACCTTGTGGAAAGACTACAAGTACTCACAGACGAGACTTTCCGACTTTTGCGGTAAATTCACCGAATACAATGAAAAGTACGAGAATGAGCCTTATACGGAGTTACAGAGTAGGCTTAACGATTTTGCAGACTGGACGATTGAGTACAAGGAATTTACAGAAGCTGATTATCCACATTACAAGTCGGTTGTAGCGCAGAAATGCATCCAGGAACAGGTCAGATGTAACAACCTTATCAATGAGTTGTCCACAAGGTACATCCTATATGAAATGGTAATTCTTATGGAAGATGGATTCGGTAAGAAGAAGCTGACGAATTTCAAGGATAAGTTTTCTGACCACATGGACAAAGCCGGAGACAAGTGCAACGGAAAGGATTTCATGGACTTGTGGAGAGAACTGGTGGAAAACACCGGTATCTATATTGAGAAGCCTATTTTTGAGTAAGGAGTTCTAAATGGCAGAAAAACGAATGTTCAGCGCAAAAATAATTGAGAGTGATGCTTTTTTGGATATTCCTGCTACGGCTCAAATGCTTTATTTTCACATCTGCATGAACGCTGACGATGACGGATTCGTGAATAACCCCCGGAAAATCATAAGGATGTGTGGTGCTTCAGAAGATGATTTGAAAGCGTTGATAGACAACAGATTCCTGTTATCTTTCGATAGTGGTGTAGTATTGGTAAAGCACTGGCGCATTCACAACTACATTCCACCGGATCGTTACAAGCCGTCATGCTATGTGGATGAAAAAAGCAAAATAGGTTTGAAACTAAACGGATCCTACACAACAGATCCTAAAAAGATGGTTTCCCCAGTAGATGGAAATCCAAAGAAAAATTGCTACGACAAAGAAATCAAACTTGATAAGAGGTGATATAAATGCAGATGACAGGTTATGAATTGTTGGCGAATTACGAAAAAGCAGAGGACAAAGATAAGCAGATTCAGATTCTTGCGGATTTGAACCACATTCCGGTTGATATGGTGTGTTTCGTGATTGACAACAGCGAGAAATTCGATGTTTCAGAAACACCATTGTCCGCAGAAGAATTTGCAAAGTGGTGTGAGACGGAACTTGACCGTGTGGATGCTAATATCCATGCACAGGAAAAATATTACAGAGAAATTTGCAACGTATACAGAATCGCAAGTACATACAGGGAAAGGAGTACGAATTAGTGAGCAGAGGATTTCATAGCGAAGACGAATTATATAGTATGCAAAACAGCTCTGCAGTAGGATATTTTGAACACTGGAATCATATACCGTATGAGTGCAGCTATCCTCAATTTGCAGAGAGACCGAGGATCAAGGAAAGGAGCAAGGATGGAGAGACTAACACAAAAAGCACCTGATTCAGAAATGGTATGGTTTAAGGATAAAGAAAGACTATTTGAGCCATGTGAAATGAGTGCTCATCAGAGTAGGCTGGCTATTGCGAAGTTGGCAGCATATGAACAAGCCGAGGATCAGGGATTGCTACTGCGGTTGCCATGCAAGGTTGGAGATAAATTATATCGTATAACTCCATATGCAAAAGAACCGATTATTACAACACACGTTTTACAAATTAATATCAAGCAGTTTTTCAATGAAAAAATAATTGTAAGAATTGATGTCATGGATAAAATGGGTGAAAGTTGTTATTTCTTAGATGATATAGGTAAAAAAGTATTCTTATCGAGAGAGGAAGCCGAAGCCAAGCTGGCAGAAATGGAAGGTGCGGAATGAAGAGAGAAGAAGCTATCAAGGATTTGGACATTATCAGGTTTAATCCTCATTGGGATGAGCTTGTAAATGAAGAATATTGGCAAGAACTTATGGAAATGGCAATCACCGCCTTGCAGAATCAGTCGGTTTGGATTCCGGTAAGCGAGAGACTGCCGGAAGAATCTCTTAATAGCGTAATTGGATGGGATACATATCGAAACCGTTGTTGCTTTGTACAATATTTGGGAGGACGGTTTGTTCTCGGTGATGATATTGATAGTGTAAATGTCACAGCCTGGATGCCACTGCCGGAACCGTACCGAGAAAGCGAGGAATGATATGAAAGATGGAATACATCCTAATGGATATACAGTGACAAATAAACAGATCAACGCAGACCGGATCAGGAGAATGACGGACAATGAGTTGGCAATGGCTATATTATGTGTCCTGCGGAATTTAATAAAGAAAGTGAGGAATGAGGATGCAGAATAGATATTTATTCCGTGGAAAGCGGATTGATAACGGAGAGTGGGTGAAGGGGAATCTCATATATTCAAATGATGCCGAAGTTGGTTATGAAGCAATTATCATTCCAACAAATGATAGCAATATGTATACAAAAGGTGGGAGTATAGGAGATTTAGGATTTGAAAATTGGCACAGAGTAAATGAAACTACCATCTGCCAGTGTACCGGACTTAAGGACAAGAACGGCAGGGTGATTTGGGAGAATGACATTGTAAATGGCATTATTAAGCGTGGAGCGGCATTTTACAGATGTTTGGTTCTGTGGAATGAGTGCAAGGCAAGATTTGATGTGAGAGCTATGGGATGCAATTTCCTAATGACGCTTGATGAGTGCACAGATGATATTTCTATGAGTGGTTTTGATTATGAGGTTGTCGGAAATGTATTCGATAACCCGGAACTGTTGGAGGATAGCCATGACGGAGAATGAAGCAAAAGCATTTTTGGAAATTGAAAAACAGTGCATAAATCGTAATTGTGACCGAAATTGCGCAAAATGTGACATTGTGCAGAAGGTAGAAGATTTGAACAGTGCTTATGATACAGCAATCAAGGCACTGGAAGAGGTGCAACAGTATCGACAAATCGGAACAGTTAGCACCTGTAGGAATGCTGTTGGAATCTGTAAAACTATGATTGAGCGTGGAATCAATCCGGATAATATCACAGAATGCATAAAATTTGAGTATAACCTAGTGCAGAGAGGGTACGACCTTAAAAAGCTGATTGAAATCATAGACGAGCATAAGCAGCAATTCCAAATCGGCACGGTGGAGAAATTCCGTGAAGCTGTAGAGAAGCAGACAAAAAAGAAACCGGAATTTTTAGATACAAGATTTATGTATAACGGAAAACATATTTCTGATGGTTGCCAGTTGCAAAAATGTTATAAATGTCCTAATTGCAATCATCATATATTCCATGTGTGGGACGATGAACTGTATTGCAAGTATTGTGGACAGCACATTGATTGGAGTGATGAAGATGGGAAGACTGATTGATGAGAATGAACTGGTAAAAGGCAGAGTTGAAAATGATCCGGTTGTGATTGCTGCAAAATGCACACCGACCGCCTACGACCCGAACAAGGTTGTGGAGCAGTTAGAAGAACGCACAGCATTCCTTAAAGACTGTACGAAGTATGGAAATAAGACAACAGAGCAGCAGTCAAAATCCTACGACACTATGATGATGTATGAGGTCAAGGATTTAGTAGATGATTTGTTGGAGATAGTAAAGGCAGGTGGAACAGATGTCTGATATCAAAATTGGAGACAGGGTTATTTGTGAAACTGGTGTGATGGGAACTGTTATTAAACAGTATTTCCCTACCAGTTGTGGACAGCAGACCATGATAAAAACATCGGACGGTAGAAAATACCATGCGCCTACCGTATGCTTTCAGAAAGTTGGTGGAACATATGAAATGTAAGGTATGTGGTACTGATGTTGACCTAAAAAAAGAAAATCGTTATGTGGCGAAAGAAATCAATATTCTAACGGGCCATGAGTCACTGTGGGATTGCTTTGACTGCCCAAAATGTGGGTGCCAAGTAATCGCCAGTAAACGATTGGAAAAGGTGGAGAGATCAGATGCAGAACATTGATTACGCCGCCCTGTACGAGCAGAATGCGGACTTTAAACGCTACGTTGACCGCTACTGTACCAAGCATCGTGTCAGCGTGGATGAAGCATTACAGCACTACCTGGTGCAGATGGCAGGCAGGATGTACAAGGAGCAAGCAGAAACTATTGTAAGAAAGGAATAACACTTATCCTCGTGAAACGAGGTTTCCCGGAATCAGAATCCGGGTTGTAAAAATTGATAAATGCTAGAATGGAATGTCATGGTTCGCCTGAGAAATAGCAGCTATTAACACGCTGCTTAGGTATCGCCCCAGAAAAGGCTAACGGCCAGCGGTAATAACTCCCAAAGACTACAAGGCAGATTGTAAATTTACCACACGGATAAATGTAGTGTGGTGTGTGGATTTATTAGAAAAAAGTATAAAGAGATTGATAACTGCAAGTGAAATGTCACTGCATCATTACGGTAAGCCGCTTGTATGTGAATATTCAGGCGGTAAGGATTCAGATGTGCAACTCCGGTTGTTTGAGATGGCAAAAATACCTTACGAGGTACATAACAGTCATACAACAGTAGATGCTCCTGAAACTGTATATCACATTCGAGAAGTGTTCCGTAAGCAAGAATTGAAAGGTGTTCAGTGCTCGATAGACTATCACAAACAAGAAAACGGTCAAATCTTGACGATGTGGAATCTGATTCCAAGAAAACTGATGCCACCGACAAGAGTGGTTCGGTATTGTTGCTCAGAACTGAAAGAGGGCGGTAATGCAAATCGAATGATTGCGACAGGAGTTAGATGGTCGGAGAGTACGAAGAGAAGTCTTAGAAGCCCTTTTGAGGTGCTTAAAGACAGCGCAGATAAAAGTGTAGGCATAACCGATGAAAAGATGCTTATAACGGACAATGACGATACGAGAAAGCTATTTGAGAGTTGCCAAATGAAAGCAAAAACAGTAGTGAATCCAATAATAGACTGGACAGATGATGATGTTTGGAATTTCATTCAGTCTGAAAAGATTCCAGTCTGCAAGTTGTACGGTTGCGGATATAAAAGACTCGGTTGTTTAGGTTGTCCGCTTGCTAGAAAGTCGCAGAGGGAGCGTGAGATGCACGATTATCCAAAGTACAGACAAGCTTATATCCATGCTTTTGACAAAATGTTGAAAGAAAGGAAAGCTAAAGGAAAGCCAGTACAGTGGACTTGCGGAGAAGAGGTTTACCACTGGTGGATGCAGGACACGAATGTTTTTGGTCAAATGCAGTTATCGGATTTTATGGAGTTAGAAAATGGTTAGATTAAAAGTAAGAAAGGAATAACGAATGCCCGGTAAACCGTGGAGACATGAACACAGAAATATTCCCGGATTGTGGAATCATGTGCTATTTAGCACAGAAATAAGAGAAAGGAGCCGTAATGGATTTTGGATATTACAACATGGATTGCATGGATGGAATGAAAGAGTTCCCGGATGGTTACTTTGACCTTGCGATTGTGGATCCACCGTATGGCTTACATGAGCATGGTGGTAAAAATAGGAATACATATGTTAAGCAGAAAAATGGAACAAAAACATATGTAAAGGACGGACAGTACGAAAACAGAGGGTGGGACAATGAGCCACCCTCTAGGGAATACTTCGAGGAATTGTTTCGGGTATCCAAAAATCAGATTATATGGGGTTGCAATTACTTTGATTTTACTTTGGCTGGTGGTCTTATTGTATGGGATAAATGCAATGATGGTTCTGACCAGTCGGATGCAGAGGTGGCATTCTGCAGTCTGACTAAAAGGATAGACATATTCCGGTATATGTGGCGTGGAATGTTCCAGGGAAAGTCCATTACTGAAGGAACTATTCAGCAGGGGAATAAGGCATTAAATGAAAAGCGTATCCACCCTACACAAAAACCAGTGGCACTATATGAATGGCTCCTAAACCGCTATGCAAAGCCCGGAGACATTATCTTGGACACTCATGTAGGCAGTGCCAGCAGCTTGATAGCCTGCTACAGAACCAACCATCCATATGTTGGCTTTGAACTGGACAAGCATTATTATGATTTGTCCAAAAAGAGATTAGATGCAGAAATGGCACAAATGCGATTATCTGATTTTATGCCGGGGGTGATGCCATGATTAACGGAGAATTGATTGTTGACAACTTTGCTGGTGGTGGAGGTGCATCCACCGGAATAGAGATGGCAACCGGATACAGTGTGGATATTGCCATTAACCATGATCCGGAAGCTATACGGATGCACAAGGCTAATCACCCTAACACAAAGCATTACTGTGAGGACGTATGGCAGGTAGATCCGGTTGCAGCATGCAAAGGGCATCCGGTAGGTCTTGCCTGGTTTAGCCCAGACTGCAAACACTTTAGCAAAGCCAAGGGCGGAAAACCAAAGGACAAGTTTATCCGTGGTCTTGCATGGGTAGCCTGCAGGTGGGCGGGACTGGTACGACCAAGGGTGATTATGTTGGAGAATGTGGAAGAATTTAAGACCTGGGGACCACTAAACAGAGGGCATCATCCCATTAAGGCAAAGCAGGGAAAAACATTTGAAAAATTTGTACAGCAGCTTAATGATCTGGGGTACACTGTAGAATTTAAAGAACTGATTGCTGCCGATTATGGCGCACCGACCATGCGAAAGAGATTCTTCCTGATTGCAAGGTGTGATGGCAAGCCGATTGTCTGGCCAGAGCCGACACACGCACCAGCAGACAGTGAAGCGGTAAAAGCAGGACTAGTGAAGCCTTATGTTGGAGCATACACGCAGTTGGATTTTTCATTGCCCTGTCCAAGTATCTTCGATACTTCGGAAGAAATCAAGGAGAAATACGGCATCCGGGCAGTAAGACCACTGGCACAAAAGACGATGGACAGGATAGCCAGAGGATTTATAAAATTCGTTTTGAATAATCCAAAGCCTTTTATCATTCAGTGTAATCATGGCGGTGAGCGTAGACCGAATGATATCAGAGAGCCGATGCCTACCATAACCGGAAAGCACGGGTACGGGATTGTGGAGCCGTATATGGTGCAGATCGGGCAGACAGGGTTCACAAAGGACCGGAGTAAGGATGTGAGGGAGCCGCTCACAACGATTGTAAGCAAAAATGAGCATTGTCTGATTGAACCAACGCTTGCACCATACATGGGAAAGAATACGACAAATCATCCGGGCGGAAATTGCAAAGATCCGATACACACAATTACAACTGGCAATCAGCAATGTCTTATTAGTCCTACGTTGATTCAGTACCATTCAGAAACTTCAAAAGATGGAGTAAGAGGGCAGACTATAAAAGATCCGATCATGACAGTTGACAGCTCAAATAGATATGGGCTGGTCGCAACGTTTCTGCATAAGTACTATGACGGAGGATATAAAGGTGCTGGGGAAACAGTAGAAAATCCGCTTCCGACAGTGACCGCATGGGATCATAACAGCGTTGTTACTGCGAATCTGATTCAGATGAACAATCATTGTGACGGAAAAGATATCAGACAGCCATTACCAACGATCACGGCTGGTGACGGACACTTTGGAGAGGTCAGAGCGTTTCTGATTAAATACTATGGACAGGGAACAGGGCAGGATATCAAAGATCCGCTTGATACAGTCACAGCACAGGATCGCTTTGGACTTGTGACCATCAACGGCACTGATTACCAGATTGTGGATATTGGACTGCGGATGCTGGAGCCAAGGGAGTTATATGGATGTCAGGGATTTCCGGACGATTACATAATTGACCATGATTACACTGGAAAGACCTACCCGCGCAGTGAACAGGTCCGCCGATGTGGTAATGCTGTTTGTCCGCCTATACCTGCAGCATTGGTAAGAGCAAACCTGCCGGAATTATGCGTGGCAGAGCGTACACCGAACATGAGAATAGAAGCAGAGAAGACCGGGCAACTCCGGTTTGCGTAGTAAGTGAAATCAGGAACTCAAATTTTTTAGTTCCCGCTCAATAACTCAAAATTTGAGTTAAGAAGTGAAAAATTTAATTAAAAATTTGAGTTACTATTTGAGTTGTTTTAAATAAGTTAAATTAGAAAGTAGGTAAAAAGATGTTTGATACTTATAGCCCAACACAAAAAGTAAATGTAAATGCGGTTAGCGGAACATTGTCAAAAACCTGTAAAGATAGCTATTTTCAGTGTTGTCAAAGAGGAAGTAGAAAATTTGATGACATTGTAAATAAAAGAGATGTTGTTATATTGCAGGCAATGATTATGTCCAATGAGTATGTGATGTTTGAAGTTATTTCGCAAAAAGATTTTGAAAAAAATAGCTGAAAATTAGGATTCAGAAAAGGAGTTAATCGAGAAATGTGGTCACATGATGAACAGAAAGAAATAAATGACAGCTACGCTGTTATGGCAAGAATAACGTGTAAATATTGCGGAGCAGTAGTACACAAATATGTGGAAAGCCATTATACAGGCGGTTCCAAGTGTGTGATATTGGCAAAGTACTGTAGATTTTGCGGTAATGCTCTTAGGATTTAGTGGAGGAATACTATGGACAATGAGATTATTTCCTTCAATCTAGCAAGAATCGAGCGAGGAAGAGAAAAGCTGTGCAAATGCGATCCACCTCATTACGAGGTCGATACGGTAAACAGGATCGTAAGCTGTCAGGATTGTGGAGCTACGGTAGATGCTTTTGATGCTCTGCTTACATTGGCGAGGCGGTATGAGCTGCTGGAGGATGAACAGCGTAAAATGCTATCTAAAGCCAAAACATACAGTGAACTGGCAGATGCTGAATTCAAACGGATGCGAAAGAATAAAGTATTCCGAGAAATGGAGGAACATTACAGAAAAGGTTTATATCCTATATGCCCTAAATGCGCAGAACCCATTGATCCGGTAGATATTTGGGAATGGACAGCGCATCTGGAGTAAACTGAAATTTAGCGAAGGAGAATGGCTTATGAAGTTGTCAAAACTGACTAAGCCAGAACTTGAAGAAATCTTCCGGAACGCCAATTTCACGGAAGAGGAAGAGAAAGTGTTTTGGGATTTGTCTAAAGGAATTTCTCAAAAAGAAATATCCTTTAGACATTCCATTTCTGTAACTACTGTAGAAAGAAGAGTAAGGTCTATAAAAAATAAACTTAAGCGGTTAGAAGGTGATAGATTTGGAACTTTCTGATATGGAAATATTGCAATATGCCGTTAGCAATGGTATGATTGACACGGAATCTTTGCAAAAAAGCATTGAAATGAAAAAGAAAGAGGAGTATCTGAAGAAACACCAATACGCAATCAACAAAGGCAAAGACGGATACTGGAGAACTTATTTGCCAGATGAAGAAAAAGGAAGGAGACTTGTAAAAAAGAAAAGCGAGGAAGATCTCAAAAAAGAAGTTATTGAGTTTTACTACCAAAAAGAGCAAAATCCAACAGTTACAGAAGTGTTTTACGAATGTGAAGACCGGAGATTGTCTCTTAAAAAGATATGTAAAGCAACATACGACAGAGACGAGAGATATTTTCTCAGACACTATGGAGAGTTGGGAAAGCGAAGAATAAAATCAATATCAGAAGATGAATGGGGGGATTTTTTAGAGGAAGAAATTGCCGATAAAGAGTTGACACCTAAATCATTTTCCGGTCTAAAAGGAATTACAAGAACATTTCTTAAAAGAGCGAAAAAACGCAAACTTATTGATTTTAATATCGTAGAACTGTTTGATAATCTTGACGTATCTGATAGTGATTTTAAAAAAGTAATAAAAGAAGACTATGAAGAAGTATTCGACGAATATGAAACTGATGTAATGATTAAGTATCTTGTCAGCCACCTTGATACTTCTAATGTTGCGATATTGCTTATGTTTTTAACTGGCGTACGTATCGGAGAAGTTGTAACATTAAGGCATTCCGATTTTTCTGATAATACTTTTAACGTTCGCAGAACGGAGACGAAGTATAAAGATGAAAACGGAAACAATGTTGTTGAAGTAAAAGAGTATCCTAAAACCAAGGCAGGAATCAGAACAGCAATTATACCAAGTGATTATGTATGGATTTGCGATAAAATAAAACACATGAATCCGTTTGGAGATTACATTTTTACAAAAAATGATATTAGGATCACCGCACAGGCGGTTAGACAAAGGCAGAAAAGGCTTTGCAGGAAATTGAAAATTTATCCAAAGCCACCGCACAAAGTAAGAAAGACATATGGAACTATTCTTATGGATAACAATGTGGATAAGAGACTTGTTATGGATCAGATGGGGCATACAGATATTATGACATCAGAAATACACTATCATAGGAACAGGAAAACCATTGAAAAGAAATCGTCTATTTTGAGTAGTATACCAGATTTACAGGCAAGGTGATTTGACTACTATTTTTGCGAAAGTAGTCAAAAGTAATCAACAAAAAACACCTAGAAAGCCAGTAAATATGCGGAAAGTAAGAGGAATAGAGTGGGGTTCGAGCCCCCTTGCTTCCA